TTATCCGATATCGCTTCGGGAAGTTGATAACAACTTTAATTCTGACTCAAGTTCATCAACTCTTTCAGTCAGCTTCTGGATATGGTGAATCAGTGGAACAACCAGACGTTCGTACATTACACCTTCGGCAACAAGGCCATTGCTGGAAATAGCTTCCGGTGCATCATCTTCGTTAGCTGGTCGCCAGTGTACAAACTGAGGGGCAATTTCTCCTACTTCCTCGGCAATCAATCCGTAGAATCCCCAGTCACGCCTGTCATTTTCGCATTGTGACCTGTACCACACAGGGCGCATCCTGAAAATGAGATCAGCGTGCTCTGAATCTATTGTCTCTACTGAATGTTTATAGCGGATAGACGATGTTGACCGCAGCACAGACGAAATTGCGGGGTCAGGATTAAGATAAAGGTTTGCCGCCGCTGTAGTCGTGCCCAATCCCCACAAATAAAACGCTTCACGGCCAGTCAACGGGTAAAAATCTCCACCATAACGACCGCTTTCCAGATCGTTCACTTCTAGTTTGTTTTTCAGCTTATTATCAACTTCAGTTTTTGTGTATCTGGTACTGATATCCTGCTTTGCACTGTCCATATCAGTCTGAAGCGTTGATACTTTTACGTTAATTGAGGAAATATCTTCCTTTGCCTTACTGACATCTCCCTTTAGCGTTTTGATGTCATCAGGAATTACTGTCGATGTAGCCATTTTTCTTCCTCACATCCAGCTACGGAGTTGATGCTCAACAGCAACCGCGTGTTCATCGAATAATGACGATATTTGCGAATCATTAATGATGCGCACATTTACAAAATATCCGTCCTCCTTAACACATACCGGCTCGCCATCTTCAGTAAGTTCTCCGGTTTCTTTGTACACATTACCTATCACGTCAATAAGAATATCATCCTGCATCGACTCGTCATCATAATAGCCAATGCTCTCCATAAAGGCCGAAAAGTCGGCCCTGTCTGCAAATTTGAGTGTTAAATCTTTCATTTAATACTCTCCCCCATTTGCGCATCAGTTAATTCTTTATGCCAGAGACGAAGATTTCTCAAATGGCCGAATAGATGACGAGTTCCCGATGTGGCTTGACCTCCAATTCGAATAAAGGTCCGTGTTTTTACGCCCGTCCACTCCGTTTTCATAGTTTTAGTAGCCTCACCGTTAGAAACTACTCGTTTAGTACCATCAGAATAAATATTAAAACCACCAATGAATTTTCGAACATCAGCTCGACCAGCAAACACACTAGAAACGTAAGTACTTGTCGACGCTTTATAAGTTTGCATATAAAGCTGACCGTAATATTTCTCAGTTGTGTTAAAAGCGTATGTAATTGACTCAATAGGTGGCACACCAGAAAAATCAAAAATACGCGGTGCTACATTAGGAGGAATATCGCCCCAATTTCTATTAACCTCGACAAGACACGTAAGCGGTCTATTATAGATATTATTTTCAGTTGGGATCGTCACCATATCACTGGAGCGGGTTGCGGGTGCAGTTGTCGTAATAACAAAAGATGAAGCACATCCGCCGTTTTCAAATTGTGGTGTTGCAAGGTAAATATAATCTCCCGCTTCAGTTATACCACCTTTTTTCGGCGCATACTGAATCATTGCGCCAATTAAGGTTTCACCTTCAACAGCTTCTATAGTTGCCTCATAGAAAATCCACCCTGTAACCGGATCTTTAGTTGCAGTAGCTGCTATTCTATTGGCTGCCCCGCCAGTTTTTTCTATTATCAGAGTTCCGAAAGTTAAATAAGCATCTCCTAAAAATGTATAAACCGACCCATCGTATTTTTCAAAACGCAAACGACAACGAAGACCATCAGGAGCTTTAACCCTGCATGAAACAGTGCAATACTTATTATCGCCACTAACATCAATCCCCCGGGATGCACTGCATGTATGCAGACTAAGTGCAGATGATTGTCCTGTCATATTATCTTTTGTTCGCATTTTGGCATATGAAAAACCAAATTCATCAACACCATTATTAGTTTTATCGATATTGCTGGTACTCGTCCATTCAGCGGGAGTATTGGATTTAACAAAATAGTTAGTGCGCTGTCCTTCAATCAATAAACCTTCTTTTTCAAATCGTGGCTCATCAATTTTAGCAACACTAAATACGCCTGATTTATTGATATATGTGGCAGTTGATGCGCGTTTAAACTTAACAACCTTGTCGCCAGGCATCGTTATTTCATCATCACCAATAACAATTTTTTTATATGACGGCGAAAAGCCCGTAATCATATCCAGTGAATCGTTAAACGGTATCCACACATCAGGCAGTGGCTGTAAGACATATTTATACGGCTCTGCTGCCTGACTTGCATACTCTCTGGCTGCGTCTTCACTTGCTTTAGCTGCTGTCTGGCTTGCTGCCGATGCTTTCGCCGAGTTCGCCGCTGCAGTCTCGCTTGTCTTTGCATTGGTTTCACTGGTTTTTGCTGCTTTTTGACTGTTGGCTGATGCAGTGGCAGAAGCAGCCGCCGCGCTTGCAGAACCAGCTGCAGCACTCTCGCTTTGGGCTGCTGCATCCTGACTGTTTTTCGCCGCAGTTTCGCTGGCTTTGGCATTCGTTTCGCTGGTCTTCGCTGCCGTCTGGCTGGACTTTGCGTTAGTTTCACTCGTCTTCGCAGCTTTCTGGCTGTTAGCCGCAGCAGTTGCTGATCCAGCTGCTGAAGTCGCAGAACCGGCTGCCGCGCTCTCGCTTTGGGCTGCTGCAACCTGGCTGTTTTTTGCCGCAGTTTCACTGGCTTTGGCATTCGTTTCGCTGGTTTTCGCTGCCGTCTGGCTGGACTTTGCGTTGGTTTCGCTCGTCTTTGCGGCTGTCTCGCTATTTTTCGCGTTGGTTTCTGATTTTTTGGCTGCTGTCGCGGAGTTTGCCGATGCAGTCTTTGAGGTCGCTGCCGCCTGTGCACTATTAGCTGCATTCGTTTCTGAGGTTTTCGCCGCGTTCTTCGATGATGCCGCTGCAGTTTCGGATTTCTTTGCCGCCGCTGCGCTCTGAGAGGCGGCTTCAGCGTTGCGTGCCGCTTCTTCCACCATTTCCTCAAAACGACGCAATGCCTCCGGCATGACATCATCTTCCGTCATGGCACCGAGAAAATCATTCAGCGTACCTGGTCTGGAGCCTTCATAGACGGTAATGGTCCCGGCATGTGAAGGCGGAAAACCTTCAACCAGCAGGGTGACGCTGTACTGGCCATACTCAACATCCATGCTGTAACGCCCGGCTTCATCAGGATTTTCAGAGGCCACCGTGTTCACCAGTACCGTGGTGCTGTTACGCTTTGCCTTCAGTTGAATAGTGCAGTTCTGTATTGGTTTTCCCGCACCATCTTTCAGCACACCTGAGATTTTTACTGCTGCCATATCCACTCCACAAAAAAGCCCGCCTGAACCGGCGGGCTGTCATAACACTGTGTTACCTGGCTAATCAGAATTTATAACCGACACCCACGATGAAACCGTCAGTGCGCCAGTCACCACTGCCGGAGCCTTCATAAGCAATATCAATGGCCACGGATTCGGTCGGGTTAAACTGCACGCCAGCCCCCCACGCCAGAGACGTGTTGCTGTGGCGACCGTCATCACTTCCGGTCAGCACATCGTGCGTTTTCCCCTTGCTGTCAGTTACGCGGAGATAATCCCCGGAAAAAGTCGAAACACGGCTGTAAGCCACACCTGCCATCGCATAAGCACTGAACCATTCATTCACGCGTACAGATGGCCCCGCCATCATGCTGAACCAGCGGTTACGCACGGAATCTTCATGCCAGCGGGTATCGCTGTAATGCGTTTTTTGCTCATCTTTGGCATTGGCATAACTGAATGACGTCACCAGCCCCAGCGTGTCCGTAAATTCATAACGGTATTTCACGTTAATGCCCTTCAGGTCATCACTGCCTGGCATATCAGTATGGGTCTGAAGATACCCGGCGCTTAGTGTGGACTGATGCTCTGCTGCGCTCGCTGGCGTACCAGCGGCGACCAGCCAGACTACTGTGGACAGAATAACAGCACATAATTTACGCATAATTACCTCTCGCTTTTCTGCAATAAAAAAGGCGCCATTTCTGGCGCCCGTATCTGGGTTATAAAATTCAGCTAATCGTGATGCCTGCAGTGGCTTTCTTCATCACAACAACCAGCAAATCGCTGATACTTGCTGTGGGATACCAGCCATTTACCAGCCATGCTGACACCGAAAACTCCAGTGTCATGTGACCGTGACCGGCAGGCATATCAATAACGCCACTGTAAATCAGCGTATTATCCAGCGCGGTACGGTTATAAATTTCAGCACCGTTTTTCCGCACTATCAGACGGCATGAGGAGTAAATATCAGTATGCTCTCTCTCATGCTTAGCGCCACTGAATGCCACCGCCGGAATAACAATCTGCCGGTCAAACGGCTGATCGTCATAAATCCTGACGGTAATGGTCCCTGATGGCCACCGTTCCGGTGCACGGGAGTCCCGGGGGAAAGCTTTGCCCACTGTTTTAACGAGATCGCCCTCAATCTGGTTCGCGGACAGTTTTCCCAGAACCCGGCAGTTCTCGTTAATCGTGACGTTGTTGAGCGTCCCGGAGTTCGCATTCACGTTACCGCTGATATCGGCATTTTTCGCCGTCAGCCGCCCGTCCGGTGTCAGGGAAAATGCCGGAGGATTACCGCCGCTGGTAATGGTGGGAGCCGTCAGATATTTCAGGAACACTTCGTTCATGAATATCTGATCGCCCTGACCAACAAACATCGGCTTTGTGTTGCCATTCGCAGGATTAACCATCGCAATCCTGTCCGCCGCCAGCAGCACCTGACTCTGCATGCCGTCAGGGGTGTTCTCAATACCGGCACCAATACCCGCGATATAAAGGCGTCCGTCCTGCATCTGCTGCAGCTTCACAGCCCACATGCTGTTCAGGTTATTATTTGTATCAACCTGAACCTTCTGTATCTGCTGAATTGCCGCACTCTGGTCTTCCAGTTTCTTATTGACGGTCTGCGTGATTTCATTGCTGACATCCGTAATGGACGTCCTGATTTCAGCCAGGTCAGGCGCAAGCTGACCGTTATCAATCTGCGTCCACAGCTCCTGAGCCAGATGGCTTTTCCCTATCTCGCCTTTGAAAAAATCCAGATAGCCGGATGCATCATCACTCGGCTGGCCAACAGCCTCCACAAATGCCGATTTGCCAACGGTGTTCACACTGCGGATGTAAAAATAATAATCATGGCCCGGTTTGATATTGATACTGGCAGCTATCCAGTACAGCGCCGTGCCAAGATAGCGGGCTGTGGTTTCAACCTGCCTGATATCCGCAATCCGCTTTTCCGAGAACCAGAACTCAAACTGTACCGTCGGGTCATAAACGGCAAGATGCGGCGTGGCGGTTATCTGAAAATACCCCGGCGTCAGCTCAATCCGCGACGGTGCTACCGGTGCGGCAATCCGGAACGATACCGACGCCGGATCGCCCTGCTGTCCCCACGCATTTACCGCCCGGACTGTCAGCGTGTACCGCCCCAGCGCCAGTTGCGTGAAGCGGTATGTGGTTTCCGTCGTCCGGGCCGTGCTGACCAGCCGCTCACTGCCGTCATCCGCTGCCACGGTCAGGCGAAGCATAAAGCTCACACCCTTCACCACCTTCGGCGTATCCCAGCGCGCCAGCACCTGATATTCCCCGCTGTTTGCAGTGACTTCTGCGGTCAGGTGCTGCACCGCTGGCGGCGTGACACCATTCACCGTGCCGCTCTGGTCGCCGTCAAAGTGCGCCCCGTTATCCACGATGGCTTCTTTTTCCGGTACATGCTGCACGGCAGTGATGGCATACGTGCCGTCATCGTTCTCACGGATACTCACACAGCGGAACAGGCGCTGGCGCAGCGTCGGCAGCTTCAGCCCCCACACACTGTATTCTGCAACGCCGTCAGGAACCCGGTTCACTTTCACCTTAAGTCCGTCGGTGACGGACTGAACCTCCACGCTGACCGGATTACCACTTCCGTCAACCAGGCTTATCAGCGTGGTACCGGAGGATGGCAGCGTGATTTCACGGTCGAGCGTCAGCGTCCGGGTCTGGCTGTTCACCGCCAGCACGCGACCACCGGTGCTGATACCGGCATAGTCATCATCGCAGATTTCAATGACATCGCCCGGTACATGGCGAAGCCCTTCAGCACCCACGCTGAAATCCACGGTCTGCGTCTCCAGCAGTTCCGTTTTAATCAGCCACAGCCCGGCGCGGTGTGCCTGCCCCCGGCTGGTACAGCCAAAGGCATCCATCTTCGTGACATTACGACCGTAACGGGCAATGGCCTGCGTATCTTCAACAAGCTCTGTCGCCGTCTCCCAGCCGTTGTCCGGGTCAATCCAGTTCACCTCAACGGCATTATGGCGGTCCTTCAGGGCGCTGAAGCTGTAGCGGAACGGCGCGCCATCATCCGGCATCACCACATTACTGCGGTTATAGGTCCACACCTTATCCGACTGTCGGTCCTGCACGAACGTCAGCGTCTGCCCGTTCCATACCGGCATACAGCGCATCGCCGAGCAGAAATCACTGAGCACATCCCACGCCTTGCGCTGTGTGGTCAGGTACGCATTACAGGTGATGCGCGGCTCCGTGCCGCCAAAGCCGTCCGGCACTGACTGGTCGCAGTACTGGCCGATGACATACAGCGCCCATTTATCCACATCCGCCGCACCAAGACGTTTTCCCATGCCGTAGCGCGGATGGGTCAGCATATCCCACAGACACCAGGCCATGTTGTTGCTGTATGCCGGTTTTAACGTTCCATCCCAGATACCGCTGTATTGCCGCGTCTGCGGGTTATAGTTCGACGGCACCTGCAGAATGCGCCCGCGAAGATGATAATTACGGCTCACCTGCTGGCTGCCGAACTGCTCCGAGTCCACCTGCACACCGACCAGTGCCGTGTTCGGGTAGCACTGTTTCACATCGATGATTTCGGTGTATGACGACCAGAGCGTTTTGTTCTGCAGCTGGTCTGTGGTGCTGTCCGGTGTCATCCTGCGCATCCGGATATTAAACGGGCGCGGCGGCAGGTTATCCACCACCACCGATGCCAGATACTGTGAGGTGGTTTTGCCTTTAATGGTGATGTCTTTTTCCGTCACCCAGCCACCGTTACGCTGTATCTGAACCAGCAGGCGGACTTCCGACGGATTCCGGTCCCCCTTTGAGGTGGTTTCCACCAGTGCCTGCACACCGAAGGTAAAGCGCAGACGGTCGATGTTTGCAGACGTGATGGTCCGGGTAATCGGCGTGTCGTACTTCACTTCCGTACCCAGCACCGTCTCGGAGCCGGAGGATTCAAATCCCTCCGGCGGTGTCTGCTCCTGCTCACCTGCCCGGAAAACCACCGTGACACCAGAGATATTGGTATTCCCCTCACTGTCCAGCACTGGCGTACTGTTCAGCAGCACACTTTTTAATCCGTCCACCGGACCTTCAATCGGCCCTTCACTGATGGCGTCTATCACGCTCAGCATCTGCGTGGACTTCAGGTTGTCCTTCGCTTCGCGCGGGGTATGCCCCTTACTGCTGCCTTTACCCATTCGTCATGCTCCATAAACGACAAAACCGCCCGGAGGCGGTTTCACATAAAACATTCTGCATCAGCGACCAATCACCACGATTTCACCACCATCCCCTTCGTCTGCCGTGCTGATCTCCTGAGAGATCACCCGCGACCCCACGCGCATTTCACCGTACAGAACGGGCAGAACATTGCCCTGGGCAACCATGTTATCCAGTGAGGAGAAATAGGTGTTCTGTTTGCCGTTATCTGTACTTGCTGCCGTGGGCGTCCTGGCTTTCGGTGCCAGCATCTGCGCCACACCACCCAGGATCATACTGGCCCCTGCTGCATACATACCCGATACAGCCGCGGCCCCCAGCCAGCCCACAGGGTTCCACCATGCCACCGCAATCAGCGCCGCACCCAGCACCGCCTGAAACACACCGCCACTTTTGGCACCCGCCAGACGCGGAACGATGTGGATCACGGCACCATTTGCCAGCGGCTCATTAAGACGGGCAGACAATTCGGTTTCACCTGCATCACGCCCGGCAATCCGTACCTGATACCAGCCGTCACTCAGTTTCTGACGAAACGCCGGGAGCTGTGTGGCCAGCGCCCGGATGGCTTCGGCCCCTGTTTTCACACGAAGATCGATGCGGCGGCCAAATCGTTGTAAATCCCCGTAAAGGCAGATGCGTGCCATGCCTGGTGACGCCAGAGGGAGTGTGTGCGTCGCTGCCATTTGTCGGTATACCTCTCTCGTTTGCTCAGTTGTTCAGGAATATGGTGCAACAGCTCGCCATCACCACAGTAAATGGCGGCATGATTCGGCACCGATGAACCAAAACAGCACAGCAGCACATCGCCCGGTTGTGCTGATGACAACGGCACCTGATACAGCCCTGTGGCCTCCAGATTATCCAGATAGAGATTCTGACCGTGACGCCACCAGTCATCCTCGCGATGAAAATCCGGCATCTCAATCCCCGCCAGATGATAAGCATCCCGGAACAGCGTGTAACAGTCCGTCACCCCGTGCTCAAAGCGCCGCCCGGTGAGATGCGGCACACAGCGGAATTTATGAATCGTCCCCCGGCAGACCAGCCACCACGGCAAATCACTCTGCACCTGCAGCCGCCGGTCAGCCTCACTCAGCCAGGGCAGACCACCGGGGTGGCTGTGGACCAGCGCCACAATCTCACCCTGCATTTCTGCCTGCAGCCAGTCTTCCGGCGACATACGGAAATACGCCTCCGGCTCACCGGAGATATTCACGCAGGGGAAATATCTTTCCCCCTCCGGCGTGCTTACCACGAAGCCGCACGACTCCGCTGGCGCACATCGCCGGGCGTGCGCCAGAATCGCTGATTCTGTCTGTGTCATGGGATTTACTGCGAAAGTTTGTTAATGGAAAGGAAGCCGCCAAAGTTGCCGACGTTATTGCGGAACTTACAACCGCTCAGGCATTTGCTGCATTTATCCTTCGTGATATCGGATGTCGGCTGGTCATATTCATCCGCGACAGCCGGACCGCTATAACCGCACTCATCACCGCGATAGGTCCAGGTGCAGGTGTTGGCCAGCATGATACGTCCCGGAAAAACAGCACCATCCGTTTCCGTCGGTGTGGAGAGCACAAAGGAGGCACTGACCGCGCTCAGTTCGCTGCACTGCTCGATGCGCCAGCGGCTGATCACCTCCTGCTCCGGATCGGCGTCACTGTTTCCGTTGACGAAGTTCACCGCATCCAGAAAACGGGCGTAGACCTTACGCCGGACGACTGTTCCGCCGACCAGACTCTGTAAATCCTCCACCATCCCGGTGACCATGCCGTGCAGGTTAGATACTTTCAGTGTTGGCCTTGCACTGGCACCTTTGCCGTTCATCTCAAATCCACTCCCCTGAATGGGATAGGCCTGATACTGCCGACTCTGCCAGGTGACAGACTCACCTTTTTCATTCTGCTCATTGCAGAAAAAGTAGCGATCCCCGCCAACCTCTGTCAGGTCGATTTCCCAGAGCACCACGCTGGCCGACTGCTCCGCCCGAATGCATTCATTCAGTGTTTCCTGTTGTATGTCCTGCATCAGATCACCACTTCGTCAAACTGACACGAAAAATCGGTATAGGTGATATGTTCTGTCGCTGACCACGTTCGACACACCACTCTGATTTTTCTGTTAATACCCGGCGGGCGCCAAAAAAAAGATTTATAGCCTTCATGCCGGGCTAAAAATTTTTCAAATGAATCACGTTCATTCGCCTCAACTTTGAAATCACAGGTGAAAACGCGCAGAGAATGATTAAGTCCATTTGGACTTCGTTGCTCATAACCATCGCCAAATCTTACAGTTTTTATCGATGGTTTATTTTCTGTTTTCATTCCATCCTCTGGTAACCAGTGAAATTCTTCCGTATTAGCCACTTAACATTCCCCCATCACGTCGCATATTTAACAGAGTGCCCTGCACCCGCTGATCAACCATCCCCATAAGTGCTTTTATTGCCTGAGGGCCAATCTCTCCATTCTGGCCGTCATTTTGAATAGTGATTTGGTATACAGGGGCATAGGTAATATCTCCGCCTCCATTACCACTTTTACTATTAATAGCTCTGACACCAAGAGAACCATCGGAAGTTCGTGTTAATGGCATAATGGCTTCCGGTCCAGCCTCACCAAAAACACCAGCCCCTTTTGCAAAAGCAAAAAATTGCGGGGAATCATAAATACCGTTCGAATACGTGCTCAATGACGGAGACTCATAAACACCGCCCTTTGCATTCGGAATAAATTTACTAATAGCACTCCCGATAGTTCCTAAAATCCCCCCAGAAGAACTGTTACTAATGCTGTCGAAAATCCCAGTAATTGAAGCCTTTAATGCTATTCGACTAAGATCCGAAATCACGGAAGTAGCGAAAGAACGAAAATTTGCCTTGCCTGTCGTGACAAAATCACCCAGCGCATCGGTCATCCCATCAAACATCTGAGTCGTGGTTGATTTTATCTGCTCACTGATATCCTTAGTGTCATCCAGCCAGTTATTGAATCCCTGGGAGGCACCACTAACCCAGTCTCCTGCCTGAATATCGAGCTGCTCGTTTTTCTGTCTGACAATTTCTTTTTCCCGTTCCAGAGCATCATTCAGAGCCTGCATTTTCTCTTGAAAAACATGATCTGACATTCCACGGGATTTATCTGCATAGTCACGTTCAAGTTGCAGACGCTGATTGTTATATCCATGTTCAATCCGCAGTAATTCCTGCTGGCGTTGCTGATTTTTATCGCCAACCCCATAACCAGCAATCTGAATATCATACCCCTGCTGACGATTATCAATCGAAGCCTGCAATGAATCACGCCATGCTGTTATTTCGGCGGATTCCTTGATTAGCCTGTTATTCTTTTCAATCGCAACATTTTTCTCCATCAACGCGGTTATTTCTTCCCGGTGTAAGAGAAGCGATTTCTGATCCTGGGTTAATTTCGATGATGGTCGTGACTCTAGGTCGGCAATCCGCTGACGCCACTTAACCAGTTCCTGTTCAGAGGAACTTAATTTAACGGTCAACTCAGCTTGTGAACTTAGTAACGCATTCTGTTGATTCAGATGATCAATCATTCGTTGGGCTGCATCATCAGAATAACCTTTCGCCTTTGGTTGCTTTGGATCTTTATAACGCTCATTTATTTGAGCGATAAGATTATTATATTCTTCCTTTGAATACTGATTCTTTAGCTTTTCCAGTTTTGCAAGTTCACTAGCTCTCTGCTGCTCCCGGGTCTGATATTGTTTTGAAAAGGCATCTGCTCTCTGTCTGAGTTCAATTCCTTCCTGTTGTCGCTTGTTGTAATCGTTTATTGATGAATTTAGTACGTCCTGAGCAATTTTTTCTGCTTGAAGTACGCCCAATTGCTGCTTTAATCGTGCCAGCCTTTTATTTTGAGCTCCGCCATCTCCAATGCCACCTAACCCGAAAACTCCGGGTCGGGTATTTTTTTCTATTTCATCAATTTGACGGAGAACATCTGAGATTTTTTGATCAAGGGAGGCCTCACGGCCAATATCCAGCATGGAATCCCATGCCCATTTTGCGGAGTCTGCGACAGCTTTCCATGCAGTCTCAAGATAACCAAGATTTTCTTTAATCTGGTTGGTGCGCTGGATCATTGAGGATGAGTATTCTTCTGTCGCAATGCGGGCGGCCTCCTGCTGGTTCCCTTCATCCTGTAGCGCCTTAATCTGGTTATAAGTCGCAAGTGTCAGAAAATGGTACTGATCATTAAGTTTTGATATGGCACTGACAGGATCCTTTGCAATTTCATTGAAGTCATTAACCAGTTGTTCGGTTGATATTCCTGTTACTTCGCTCGTTTTTACTATCGCTGTCGTCACTTGCTCCAGCGAACTGCTCGCTACCTTTCCCGAACGCACAAGCTGATTTAATACTGCCGCCGCAGCACCAGTTGTCGAATCAGCCGCATTCCCGGCACGTTGAGCTATATCGCCCAATTGCCCGCTGGTTGTCCCCAACTGATTTCCGGTAAGAATAAGAGATTTATTAAATTCGTCCTGCTCCTGAGAGCCTTTATAGTAAGCCAGTCCTAAGACCCCAACGGCTGCTGCGGCCAGGGTAAAAGGATTAATTAATCCCAGCACATAAGAACCTACACCTTTGATCGCCGGGCCAATCCCACCGAACATATCTTTTAGCTGGCCGCCCTGCTGCATTAACACCATAAATGGCGACTGACCAGTGGACAACCCAACAACAATATCCGTCATTTGTGCAGGCAACATGCGCATAGCAAAAGCCGTTTGTTTTGCCGACATTCCGGTTTTGCTTAATTGTGATTGAGTAACCTCAAGCTCACTCCGCATAGCACGAAGTTTTCCAGAAAGCTCCTCATACATTTCAGGAGAAAGCATCCCCTTAGCTTTTGCTTCATTGAGCTGTTTCTGTTGTTCTACCAGACGATTAAAAGCAGTTCCGACAGGATCAAGTTGAGCAATCAGACGTTGCAAAGCAACAACCTGTTCATCATGCGCTTTTGCTGCTTCTCGCTCTGCCTGAGCCTCTCCGGTAAGCTCTCGCCGTGTTTCCTGTATTTTTCGGCTATAATTCTCAAACTGAGAACCATTTATTTTCCCGGATGCAAACGCAGCATTAAGTTCATCATGCTGTTGTTCAAGATTTCTTAGCGCCGCAGCCAGAGGGTCGATCTTGTCCAGCATTCTTTGAAAGGCCTGAGCCTGCGCTTCCTGCTGGGCGGCAGCAAGTTTTCCGGCCTTCTCGGCTTCTCTCTGCGCTTGCGCAACCCCGCTCAATTCCTCTGTGGTTTCATTAAGTTTACGGACAAGAAATTCATATTCTTCTTTATCAATAAGCCCTTTATCGAAAAATTTCTTTAATTCAGAATAGCGTCGACCGACAGTATCAATTGCGGCACCAACTGGATCAATAGCTGCTTTTAATTTTGCGAGCGCGTTCTTCTCATCTTCTGTTGCCTTAGTCACTTTCCCTGCGCTATTTGCAGCAGTTTCCCCAGCCTGCGTCATTTTGACTAATGAGGAGGTCAGATTGTCAGCATTATTTTTCGCTCCAGTGCTATCAATAATTATTGCGAGACGCGAGGTTTGCTCTGCCATTTATTAAAACTCCTGACAACAAAAAACCCACCGCGAAGTGGGTTTCAGGCGACATAATAGTAGATATAGCGATTACGAGGCCACGCAATGCTTTTCTCCAGGAGCATCATCGATTTAATTAAAGACACAATCACATCTCTGTAACAGAGTGTACGTAATTAACAACTACACACACTGCTCCTGAAAATACTGGTCATCCAGTGCAAAGATCACTGCTTCAAATTCATCGCGCTCAATCAATACCGGATGAGTGGCTAAATATTCATTTATCTCTGTCAGAGATAAAGGCAAAGGCACCCCAGCCATTCCAGCATAACGTCGGGCACGGGATATTACCGAATAGGCGTACAACAACTCCTTAAGCACCGGGTCTATTTCTGGTTCCGGTATCGGTGGCAACCTGAGTTTTTCTCGCTTCCATCTTGCCTTTTCCCCCCTTTCTCCCCCGAACTCCGATAACCACCGCTGGGCAGCTATGGCTTTTTTATCGTATCCTGCTTCTGCTGCTCTTTACCCTGGGCGATGCTGGCTGCTTCTGCAAGGATCTGCCAGTACAACTCTGGATTCTGCTTAAGCAGCGCGATCCCTCGTTCTGCCGTATATTCCAGTGCAACCTCAACACCATTAACCAGTTCACCAACCCCTTTCCAGTCTTTCAGCAGATAACGAGCGGCATTATCAATGAGTAAATCATCAACAGAATCCACCTCGGAAACCTTTGAAATATCAAACTCCTTCGTTCCGACGTGCAAACTGGCATCCATTTTCTCAATGTGGCGACGGATTAATGCATTACGGGAGCGATACTGATCGTTATCGCTGCTTACCACCAACAGTTTTAACCCGTCTACAGGTTTTAAGTCCTTCATTGGCGTAAACCAGCGTTCTCCACCAATGATAATTTTCTGATTAAGAATAAACATCCATAACCTCATTCAATGCGTCCCCCTGTAGGGCAGTACCACAGGAGGAATAACGGAAAATCAACTAATCGCCTCAGCACTGGCTTTTGCGATCACGGCAGCCGGGGAATTTTTTTTTCTGGTTATCGTAGGTGCTTCATCTGCTGCGGTAATGCTCAATTGAACCTGGATAATGTCGCTATTACCCCCATCAGGCCATTCACCTGACACCTGAACCTTCGGGAAACTGAAAGTGTATGCCCCCTCTCCATTCGAAAGCGTGAAGCTGAACGGAACTGTTTCTCCAGTCAGTGTTTTACTCCAGATTTCCCACGCGGCTTTAGACCATGAAAGCGTCACCGTACCGGACGGTGTAAAAGTAGTCGGAATATTTGCTCCTGCATAAGGCGAGCCAGTCCCGATACAACGCTGTGTCTGGAGTTTGTTATCGAACTGAATATCAAAACTGTCGATACAAAAACCGTTACCTCCGGCAACACCATTCAGGCTTACTGCTGAAACCTCCTTAAACGAATAACGTAGCTTTCCTGCACTATCCACAGGTTCGCCTTTGATAAAATTCGTATCATCGGCCTTTGATTCCCAGTCCAGTCCGGCAAAGGTTACGGTCGCTGTAATATCGCCGTCGTTAGGGATCTGCATTTTCCATGAGCCAACCTGCGCTCCTCTGACGACAGAGGCAATTCCGACATCGGACGCATAGGTCGCCAGAGAAAATGTTATTCGCTCATTCCCCATTGTCAGAGAATCGCCTGACCATTCCGCGCCGAAACAGGATGCAAGAAAATCATCATGTTGACCCCAGCGAAATTTGGTACCAACATCACCGCCGACATCCACAGTGCCAGGCGTCGCCCCCTGAGCCATCCGGGAGCCACCAATCTCATTATTTTCGCCTTTATTCTGGGTGGGTTTTACTCCCCAGCTTGTGCGTTTTAATAAACTCCAGTCACCACTTGCTGGCGTAGTGCCTGCAACCGTCTCCCGGATAAATGCCGAGATAACCTTTGCACCTGAACTCACAGGAGCCTCCTATGTCATTAATTGCGCTAGAGCGCGCGATATGGAATTTGAAGATTAAGCTGGAACCAGCCATTCTTTTCGCCAACGGCTATTGAGGAAACAGCCTGGTAACTGAGACGATCGTCATCCTGAAACTCAAACAGTTCCCGCAATTTATCGGCTGTCTCAGTAATGAGTTTTGAACCAGAACCTGCGGGGACAAATAACTGAATAATGATTATCCCCGTGCGATAAACAATCGGCCCCGCGCCAATTTCATTAACTCCAGCCTGCCCGGGAATATTACTTAACCGCGCCCAGATTAACTTACCGGAAGGATCGAACGTTGGCGCGTTCGGATACAATACGTCTTTTCCATCAATAATCGTCTGTGCCGTCATTCTGGAAATAACCGTATTTCTGATTTCAGTAAACGTCATTTGTAAGCCTGTAAAACACCATGAAAAGCGTTGGCATACACGCCAGTTGGCGCTTGTTGTGAATGACCGTTTTCAAGAGCCTCTGCATAAGGAAGGTTATTCTGGATATAAATAACTCCGTAATTTGCAGCTTTCGAAATAACCCCGATCCCACGCTGAACCGCAATCGTACCGTTCGGATCCACGTTATCAGATATACCAAAATCGGGATGCTGTAACGACACCAGGTTGTTATTTCTGAAACGTCCGGTATCAACCGGAGCAGCAATATCAATAGCAGTAAGAATCTGCATAGCGATGTAGCGAATTTTCAGCCCCACATCTTCCTCAATCATCCCGGCAAATATTGACGGTTCTATATCCCATGCCTTTGCCATTTACGCTCTCCTTAACTGGATAGAGTAAACTGATGCGGAAGGATCTACACTCGCTGTAATTACCTCGTATCGTTGTAACTGCCTTAATACAGGATCATAAATCTCAATAATATGGTCGACAGCGGGTTTATCCGTAACCTCGCATACCAGAGCGGTTAATTTAAGGTCACCATGCAAAATATTAATCCCATCAATTCTGCCCAGCTTATAACGTGTCAACACGCCTCGCCCGGTATAGATTGCGGTGGATTCGGTAATGACTCCAACTTATTGATAGTGTTTTATGTTCAGATAATGCCCGATGACTTTGTCATGCAGCTCCACCGATTTTGAGAACGACAGCGACTTCCGTCCCAGCCGTGCCAGGTGCTGCCTCAGATTTAGGTTATGCCGCTCAATTCGCTGCGTATATCGCTTGCTGATTACGTGCAGCTTTCCCTTCAGGCGGGATTCATACAGCGGCCAGCCATCCGTCATCCATATCACCACGTCAAAGGGTGACAGCAGGCTCATAAGACGCCCCAGCGTCGCCATAGTGCGTTCACCGAATACGTGCGCAACAACCGTCTTCCGGAGACTGTCATACGCGTAAAACAGCCAGCGCTGGCGCGATTTAGCCCCGACATAGCCCCACTGTTCGTCCATTTCCGCGCAGACGATGACGTCACTGCCCGGCTGTATGCGCGAGGTTACCGACTGCGGCCTGAGTTTTTTAAGTGACGTAAAATCGTGTTGAGGCCAACGCCCATAATGCGGGCTGTTGCCCGGCATCCAACGCCATTCATGGCCATATCAATGATTTTCTGGTGCGTACCGGGTTGAGAAGCGGTGTAAGTGAACTGCAGTTGCCATGTTTTACGGCAGTGAGAGCAGAGATAGCGCTGATGTCCGGCGGTGCTTTTGCCGTTACGCACCACCCCGTCAGTAGCTGAACAGGAGGGACAGCTGATAGAAACAGAAGCCACTGGAGCACCTCAAAAACACCATCATACACTAAATCAGTAAGTTGGCAGCATCACCGTGGATTCGCCGCCAGTTTCCGTCACAGGATCCCAGTGCCGGTGCGTAACGTAAGAACCAGAAAAATCACTCACGGCGTCCGCTAAATCCTCATCAAAAGCAGCGGCAACCTCTGACTGAATCTCTTCACGAAGCCCCATTATCCCCCCCTCACAACCCTGACTTGTGAGCGACTAAGTCCGTACGGTTTCAGCAGTGCTATCGCAAGCTGTAAATCGGGTTCAAGCAATACAGTGCTGTTTGCTGGCAACTCAGCAAATGATTTCGATACACTGACCCCGTCAGCCGACACGGCTTTACTGATAACAACGCCAGAATCATTTTTCTGCTGAAACAACTTACCGAATGAGGCAATTCTGGCTGCATATGCTCCCGCAAGTTTTACCTCTTCCGGAATACGGGATGGGTTAATTTTCAGGTTGAAGCCATTAAGCCAGGCATTAGCCATTAAAACAGCTTTATTTTTAGCGTTCTCACTCGTCCAGGCGTTCCCAAACGCATTATCAACGTCATCACAGGTCACGTAAGTGATCATGTGTTACTCCTGAGTTTTCCAGCCCATAGCCTTCCAGTTGTCAACTTCATCAGGATGAACATTAGCGATAGTTGGTGCGCCGGGAAACATCTGATAATCGGTCACCATAACCACTAACTCAATTTGCGTTTTTTGTGCGGCTTCACGCTGTGCTCTTTGCTCTTTAGTTAATCCGGCCATATGCCCTCCATTAAAAATGGGGCCGAAGCCCCGTTTGAATGTTTAACCAAGAATCAGACAACCATGTGCCGGCTTCACTGATGAAACACCCCATGCCAGTCCAACTTCATAGCGCACCTGGCGATACTGACGATACAGTGCAATCTGGAACGTAATCCCTGAAATCGGGTCCGTAACATTCATTACATCATCAGCATTATCGCCACCTTCCGGCATTGCCGGAGTACGGGATGCCAGCAGAAACGCGTTGCGATCAAACGCCATATTTGCAGTAAAGGCCCCAACAACTGTGATGGCAGTATCATCGGCCAGATCCTGACGCAGTCCGGGCGCTGCAAGAGTAATCAGATTGCTGGTCGCTGCTGCCACAACATACTGATTCGGATCACCAGCGAACGTAACAATCTGACCTGCAGAAATACTCCCCGAACCAGTATCAATGGAAATAAGAACATCGCCTTCTTTTTTCTCTCCATTCACGAGATAACCAGTTGCAGCAACCTTTGGCGCTCGTTTCACACCTGCCGAACTGTGAATATTGAATCCCTCCAGACGCCCCAACACGCCCTCACGCAGTAGCTGTTCAGTGCCGGATTCATTCACTTTAAACAATACAGACTGTTTTCCGCGCAAATTAGCAATGGCAGTGGAGCCAAGCACCATCTGCAGATCGGTTGTCGGTGCGCCGTTATCCTCCAGAACCTGACGAGCCAGAGCAGCATCAGAAAGATCATCTTTAACACCAAACGGCGTTGTCCCTGCGGTTCCCACGGCGCGGGAAGCACCGAAATACAACGCACCAAGATCAGCCTCAACCTCGTTTGCAAGGGCGCGAAAAGCCTGCTTGAACTGATCAGCCAGAATGGTGTTGTAAGTCCCTGAAGGGCCAAGAGCCAGTTGTTCTTCACCATTCCATTTAACCGGTGCCATTTTGGATTTAGTAATTTTTACATCAACAGTGCCAATATTTTGATCACCGGTATTCGGAGCTGACGGCCCCGGTACGATATCTTCGGTTTTCGCCTCAGGCGCAACTGGCGCGGTTACCGTCTGATCTTTTGCTGCGGCGTCAGCTTTTGCGTTTTTTGCTACCGCAGGGATAAAACCTACCTGCTCACGGGATACAACATCCAGGGCGGTATAAATAGTCGGGATCAACCCGGTCAGGGTATTTCCAGCCATAATTAAATATTCCTTAAAAATTTGCGTAATTGTGAATAGATGGAGTAATGAGCTATCCAGCCCTGACACCAGCTCCCATCCGGAAGCTGACAAATGTGTTAATCAACGATTGTGATACCGTCTTTCAATGCGTTTTGCTTACCTGCAACATCCAGTGCATCAAAAGCAGAGCGTTTCATCGTTTTCTGACCAATATCATGCTGTGTCGGACGGGAGCCGCCGCCATTGTTGCCACTGGCTTTCAGGATGTAGTCTTTCTGAGGGTAATTTTCGACAAGGAACTCCAGCGCCTCATCAAACTGCGCCAGTTCGCCAGGCTTCGCGCGGGAATAAATTTTGTTGCCGGAAGCGTCATAAGCAACGATCCTCCCTTCTTCCACTTTGAATGCCTGCCCGAAGCGGGCTTGTAATAAATCTGCCGGGATCGCAATTTTATCGGCAATATATTTTGAACCCGCAAAACTACCGCCAATCATAGAATCGTAAAGCTGCTTCTCCAGCATCTGAGAGCGTTGCTTTTCTTCATCTAATTGCTGCTGAAAATTTTTCGTAATTTCTGCCTTAACCTGGTCAACCTGTCCCGCATCGAGCAGCTTTTTCTGGTCGATTTTTGACAGCATTTCCAGTGCCTCGATCGCCTTCTTCGGGTCTTCGATAGCGGCAAACTTAGCCAGTTTTTCCTCTGCAGCTTCTTTAGCCAGGCGATGATTTTTTGCCTCGCCATTAAGCTCTGTAATTTTTTTTGTCGCCAGCGGTGCATCGAAGCCAATTTCTTTACCATCGTCGTGCACATAAACTGGCAGGCCAGCAGTATCAATTTCTGCGTATTGTTTTCCGTTAATCTCGACCGTTTTCAGTTTCATATTAGTACCTGGTTTAAGTCTTCCGACAGTTACGCTGCTCACCATCCGGATCGCAGCAATAAAAAAGGCCACCCGAAGGTAGCCTGTTGTAATAAATGATTTATTTAAATCCCTGCTTTTCTGAATACCTGTGCATCACGCTCACGGAGCTGCTTCAGCGTCAGCCATTCGCCTTTATCGGTGTAAAATTCATCTGGCGACATACCACCATCCCGAATCAGCTTTGCTCGGGTTTCCCCCACAATCTGTTTTTGTCTGGTGTAAGGCTGACGCAAAAACCATTCCCTGTAGGTTGTATCTCCGGCCACCACGCCATCCATGCTGGCCCGCTCAGCCGGGGAAATATCGCGAACATCAATACCCAGTTCCTTCGCTGATTTCAGAATGAACGTTTCCGTTGAGCGGCAGCAGAAATGAATTTTTCCCGGCCCCTGCAAATAAGGCACGCTGTGACCTACAGGTTTATTATTCAGCGTATATTTGAGGCGATCCCTGATTCGACATTGTGGCGTAGTACGATTATCAAGCGTTGATAACCATTGCTTACCCTTAATCAAATCATTATTCGCGCTGGCAAAACTCTCACGGGCAGTAGCAGCAAGATGTCCAACCGCTGTTTTTGCAATGCTGGCCGCATTAGCCCGGCTCATCTGCAATGCACCATCCTGAAATCCCTTACTGACATGTCCCCGAATTTTTCTTGCGATCTGCTCATTGGTATCCCCCAGCAAAAAACCCTGACGCACTGTATTTGTTATGCGTCTGAGCCGATCCGCCTCAAGATCTGAGGCCCACTCACTGAGCAGTCGTCCCTGGAATGGTCGCGCCATTGCAGCGGCATAAAGTGCATCAGGAGAGATACCAACCAGAGGGTGAACATCAGCAACAAAATCAGGTAGCATAGAATCAAACAGACTTAACTGATAACCAGCCTCATAAATTGCCAGCTCGTTCAGCTCTCCGGAGAGACTGGTAAACATGCTGTTAATAGCAGTGCGGTTAACCTCTCTGACGCTCGCCAGAAGTGACTCCAGGCGCTTAACGGTAAAATTACCTGGATCGAGGCTGTCCAGTGCTATCAGCAGGCGAGCAGTAAGTTCCGCATCGCTGTCATTCAGTATTTTCACCATTCTGGCAGCCACGCCAGTGCTATAGCGGGATATCCAGACTGCATGAGCAATTGATTCATCACGCAGCCGTTCATTCACGGTTTGCATCATTGATTTCCATCAGCATTACACTCTGATTTTTTAATTCATCGATCACTTCCTCTGGACGGGAATCCTGATCGATAAATTTCAACGCCTGCAACACCCGAACCGCATCAATCTGACGTATATCACCGCCCTGACGCAATGACTGAACAGCCAGCGCGGAGGATGAGTCAAACACCTGGGCAGATACATCCAGTTCAGTGCGCACATCCACATTGCCACCGCAACTCTCTCCGATCCATTCCGCCATTATCTGGAGAATATTATCGAGAGCATCTTCGAGGGAGTTCGCCATTGTATAAAGCGGCGAGTTTTCCTGCATTCGCTCTTCATTAGTCTGATCAACAGATTTGGTGGATGTATTTTCAGCACGCAGAAGTTTAGCGCCGGCATGACGCATCTGATTTTCCAGCTTCTCAAGTGATGTTTCGCCAGATTCTATCGCTGCGCCACTATGTTCAACATATTCGAGGCCATTTTTTGTTCTGTCCTCAAAAATCGTAGCGGTGGATGCACCAACCGTCAGTTCTTCATTCCTGTCCAGCCCGTAGGCCACCAGCAATGGAACGCGGGCAACATGAAGAATATTGTCCTGCTCGCTCTGGCTTTGCCAGTGCTTGATATTCAGCAAGCCAAGATTAAGCAATGGCGGTGTACCACGCATAAATCCTGTTTTCTTCGTGTACAGTGTTACCAGAGGAATATCATCACGGCTGGTATTCCATGACTCATGAAGCGTCCAGACAGATTCGCCATTAGTGCCTTCGCTACGTCGATAAATTTCAACTCGACGGGGCATAATATGGCGGATCTGCTCCACCTTCTTCTGCCCGAAATCATCACCATCAATAATGATGACCTCTTTTATACGCAAATCAGTGAGAACAACTTTCCCTTTTTCAACTTTCGATTTCCATCCAATAACCTGGCGTGGATTCAGCATCGTAACGTACGGACGACCACCGGTCGCGTTTTCATCGGCTTTTGTCCGAATCTCTTTCATATCCGTTCGTGGATAGTCCACCAGCGCATGTGCCACACCATACTGAAATGCGAGGCTGAAAAATTGCTGCGCCCACACATCCAGTCGGCTCCCCTCCATGTCGATATTTTCTGCATATTCCCTGATTTTTGCCGGCGTTTCCTCACTCAATACTGTCGGCTCTGCAAATATGCGCCCAATATTTTGCTTGATGCTTTCTTCATACACAGGAAGTAGCGTAGCCACAGACAGGCGTTTTTTATAAGCGTCTTCATCTTCGTTAGGCCATTTTGGGAGATAATTTTCCCCCTGCCTGCGCATTTCAAGCGTACCGCCCATCAGTGCGTCGTTAATATCCCACGCCTCCAGCATATCGTTATAGTCGAGGTTGGGTGTTGATATATCAGCCATAATTAAATCCGAAGTGATGTGACTCTTCCGGTCGGTTTGACAATAGGGAATTGCTTAACGATGAAATAACCTCCGGCATCATTCGGGTGATCATTGCCAGATTTTTTATCAGGCTCCCCCTTCTCATCCCAGACCTGTTGCTCCAGAGATTCGGCATATAACGGGCAACGCTTCACATTAACTTTATAGCGACGCTCACCATTGGCATTGCAGAACATTGCATTCATTGAGTTAACGCGATCTTTTACTGGCGGGTTCGAGCTGTTCACCACAACGTTAAAACCAGCCTGCTTAAGCTGGGCTATATCCGTCGTACTTGCGTTACTTGATTTTCTGGAATCCCCGGAAGCATCTGGATAAATATAAATTTCCCTCACTTTCCGGTAATCATTCCCATCATACAGCCAGAAGCGTTCTTTAATGATGCGGATCATATCCGGCGTATCGTAGGCATTGATGATTTCAGTTACCGCACATGGAAGCCCCAAACGCAGCACATGGACGATTCCCGCCATCTTTCCAACGTTAAAATCCATCCCAATATAAATCGGCTCCCCTGGCTGCTCCACTTCTTCGCAATTATTCAGTTTCCGGTCAAACTGATGGTAAACAGTACCACTTGTCAGGTTAGTAAACTGTCCTCGCAGATAGGCTTTAATCAGCTCTGGAGGGTATGATTCAAGAAGCGAAGGAATGTAATCTGCTGGCAGGTTCTTTTCATTATCGAAAGTAGATGCCTGCACCAGACCATACAGTGAGGCCAGCTCTGTTTTTTCACGCACGGCTTTAACAAACTGCTCGTAGACAAATTTGAATCCTTCCGGCGTGGTTGTAACGTCAATACCGTTGCGAAGTCCATCAATCTTATAACGCATACGTGCAATTATCTTGCGCCACGCCGTTCTGGCTTTTTCCTTCGGCAAAATGTCCAGTTCATCCACCAACGCATTACCAATTTTGAAACCGACGATCGTTTGTGGCTTCTCCATCGATCTGCAGATAGTGGTTCCCCGATACTGGCGTCCGTAATAAAAGTGAACCTCTTTATTTCCCTCATTAATTTTTACGTTCAATCCCCAGTCAGCAGCAACTTCTTCCACTGTAGGGTAAAAAATATCGCGAATTTGGGGATACGTTGGCGCAAAATATCCCTGATTTATACCTGGATGCTCCCAAATCCCCTTGCATATGCCGCCACACCCAACCCATGTTTTGCCCGAGCCAAAACCAGCAATATAGGCTTTAAATTTATGGGGCATTGAAAGAAATCGCGCCTGAGGCACATTAAGCGTCGGAGAGATCATCTTCATCACTCCTTACTCTGGCATCAACCACATTAATATTGATCGCCACAGGCTGGGGATGTTCATTATCTTCCACCGTTTCGATCTCTTTGCGCAGCTTCTGGTTTTCCATTCTGCGCCGTTCAATTTCCAGTTCCTGTAGCCGCTTATCTGCACATAAAGCCCCGCCAGCAGAAAGCAAACGCAACAATTCACGCCGGGCGGCAGCCTTATCCTCCAGCAGGATCTCAACGCCGAATTTTCCGAATTTTGCCCCTGCATATAATTGCCGCGCATCCCCATCAAGCAGAGTGGTATCAGCCATATAAAGCTGTCCCGTTCCCTCACCGCAGCACTTCGGGCAGTCCGGATTGGGTATGGCGTTATCAACAAAGCCGAGGCCTCCATATTCCGGTTCGGGTTTGCCATCTCTGGAAGCCTGCGCCGCTGCCTTGTCGAATTCTGCTATATCGCGCCACTGGTAGAGATGATTCTCGCCCCAGCAATAACGGCAGTTAACACGGCGAAATTGTGCAAGCTGATTGGGGTCGGCCAGGACAATGGCCATCAACTGACTCACTAGTAAATCCAGGTCTGCGGTATAGCGTTTCTGGTACTGATTGCGGAAGTAGCTGATAGCGCGAAAAACCCTGGCATTTCTAAGCATACGACTGGCGTTGCTGTTAGCTGTCGCACCTTGCCCCTCATAACCGGCTAGTCGGTACGCCTCTGTCGGCTTTTTACCCTGAGCAACAAGCATCGCAAACTTAGCCTGCTGGTCAGAAATGCCGAATTCATCGGGACAGAACGAAAATTCCTCCGCGTCGCCCTCATTCAGGCCCGCATCGAATACTGGCTTTTTTTCCTGAGATTTTTCGTTCCGCTTTTGTGCAGTCTGCGCAGATTTTTTCTGCGCACTTTTTTGCGCAGTTTTGCGCATTTCTGTCTGCGCATTTTTCGGAGTTTTTTTGATGTAACGACGGGCTGTTGCGTAATTCAGTCCCCTTGCTTCACACCATGCCACCGGAGATATACCGGAGCGGGTGTATTCAGCAATATACTCCTGCTGCAACGCCCCCCAGTCCGGTCTGCTCATCAGTTAGTCCTGATTTTTATCCACCCTGAGTAGTTCGCGCAGAGCAAAGGCATCCCCTTTTCTGGCAAGCTTAAACAATGCCGCTCGTAACTCGGCTTCACCTTTCGCTCTGCCCTTACGGATGGCCGCATAAAAATCTGTCATTGCTTCCCGATTTTCTTTCAGTCGGTTCAGATCAACATCCAGAACGTCAGCGATTTGTTGTGCAGTCATCCGGCACGCTGCCAGAGACTCGACTTTCGAATACGGAATCATTTGTCACCCCCATTGATATGCAGGGTGTCTTCTTCCTGTATTTTTCGTGAAGGATTTTTACTGCAGCGTTGTTCCAGGTGACCTGATGGTGAATGCGTTTATGGCTGGCACCCATCAGTGAAATTTTTACGCACGACGGCGCATACATGACGGAGTAAAAACTTTTAACGTAGGTTCCGGAATCCAGATACAGCTCGGTCATTCCGCCGCTGTTTTTCTGCGTCTGTTTCTGCCCTAACTGGACAGCACCGATCGTCATAAACAATTCACCACAGCGACCGAGATTCGTGTACGTATTCACATCCTCGTTAATGCGCCCCATGAATGAGAACGGTCGATCAACCGAACAGATAAAGCTGTTCATTGCCTTGCGTTTCACCCACGAAGCATGGCCGCCATTGTCACCAAGAAAATCCCCGCCCTGCGACATAGCGATGGAAAGAGCAGGTATTGATTCGTAGTACGCCAGCATTTCAGAAAGGATCGCATCCAGTTTCCTTATCGGAAAATAGGCCTGGTCATAGTTGCGATCCACCCGAAACTGGAACTCGTGATAATCATCATCGAGCTGAATGAAGTATTTACACCCGACCAGTTTTGCCAGGTCAAAACAGGCATTACGGGCGTAAAAAATTGAGCGGCGGTCACAGAAATTATCGGCTTCGTCAAAACGACTGGCGATATCGGCTTTGGAAAACACCAGCACCTGTTCACCAAATTCAGCCATGTACTGATGCCGTGTCTTATCTTCATCATCAACAACGATAAAAATTTTCCCGGTATAGCCAGCACGACGCAACGTCCGGTAAGTCAGAACTTTGTCTGGTCGCCCGTGAGTCAGAATAAAGGCGCAAAAATCATCACGCATATTCCTCCTCCTCACCACCATGCATGATCTCCACCATGCGCTGCGTCATCCGGACAAATCCATTTTCAATAGCCTGCTGATAATCAATGATCACCAGCGCCGACTCCTCGAAAAAACACTGAATTTCAGCGGGGGCGTGAGCGTAATAGTCCGCAATTCTGCTGAAATTAAACACCGTGTGACGTTCTGCCGCACACAGGAGGAATTTCTCAATATCAGGCTCAAGGGACGCCGAACGTATCCGGCTGATCAGCTCCTGAGTTTTCGTATCGTCGTACAGTTCACTGATATCCGGTTTACCGCCCGACGGCTCATAAACAGGCGTATCAATTTTCGTCGTATACGGCTCCTCCTCATTTCCTGTACCGGGCAAAACATCCGTCAACAGTTCATCAATTTCTGTCGGGATGAAGCCTGTCAGGGAGACATCAAAATCAGCATTGATTAGGTCCGACAGCTCCATCCGCAACAGATCTTCATCCCAGCCAGCATTCATCGGCAGGCGATTATCTGCCAGGCGGTACGCCTTTTTCTGCTCATCCGTCAGGCCAGACAGAACAATGACCGGAACAGAATCCATTTTGAGCATTTCAGCCGCCATAACACGACCGTGACCCGCAATAATTTCGCCCTTTTCGTCAATCAGCACCGGATTAGTCCAGCCGAATTGCTTAATACTTTCTACCAGTTGTGCCACCTGCTCAGGGCTGTGCGTCCTGGCGTTGTGCGCATACGGTGACAATTCTTGTAATGGGCGATAGACTATCTTTAATTTCTCGCTCATACAGCCTTGCTTTATGAATAAAACGCACCCCAGCAGCCAGTGCTACTGGGGGCGGAGGTGTTGCTGGTAAAGTTAGGTATTGGATCAATGAGTGAGTCAACATAATATTAAACTCACAATTATAAATCAGCCATATATTAGGAGCGCCAAAAAAAACCTGAAAACAATATAATAACAGGATAAATTTCAAGGCGACCAAGAATCATAGCTATGCACATTAAATATTTTGCAATGTCATTAAGCACTCCGAATGACGATGCAGTAGCCCCAAAACCTAATCCCATATTATTAATACATGCAGCCACTGTTGCAAATGATGTAAGAAAATCATATCCCATACCATTTAACACCAGTATAAAAAACACCGTGAAGAGAGTATAAAGAAAAAAGAAACTCCATACAGACCTCATTACACGATCTGTAACTATCTTCCCTCCTACATTTACACTCAACAACGCTCTGGGATGAGAAAGCTGATTTATCTCGTGTTTGCTTTGTTTGAAAAGTATAAGAAATCGAAGTGACTTAATTCCACCACAGGTTGAACCTATACATCCCCCAAAGAAACTTGACAACAGCAAAAACACTATCGTGTGCGTGGGCCAGTTTGCATAATCCTGCGTAGCTAAACCATTATCAGTGAGCATGGAGCTGGCAAGAAAAAACGAATGAATAAAACTTCCATGCAAGTCATACATACCTATATGCCAGACCTGGAAAGAGGTAACAATGATCACCCCTAAGGCTATTAACAGAAAGAAACGAAGTTCAATATCTCTGATTAAAGGTTTTATCGTTTTTCTGCTAATAACAATATACCAAAGAGTGAAGTTGAAAGCCGATAGCAGGGAAAAAGAACCAGCCACCAGCTCAACCAAATAGTTATTAAAATATCCGATACTCTCGCTATGAGTTGAGAAACCACCAAGCGAAACTGTGGAAATCCCGTGACAAATAGCATCAAACAAAGGCATTCCTGCAAGTCTATAACAGACAATACAAGCAATACCTAATAAAGAATAAGTTATCCACAGTGTCCGTGACGTATCGGCCAGGCGGGGAGTGAGTTTGTCATCCTTAAATGGCCCCGGCATTTCTGACTGATAAAGCTTTGCACCACCAATACCCAATAATGGCAATACTGCAACCGCCAGAACAATAACTCCTAAACCACCTATAAAATTTAACTGTGACCGATAGTACAAATATGCCCGAGGTAATGAACTAACATCATCAATTACAGTTGCTCCTGTTGTTGTTATTCCAGAAACCCCTTCAAACAGAGCATCAATGAACGTTAAATTAAGTTCTGAGTCAATCCATAAAGGGAATGCACTAATAACAGAAAACAAAATCCAAAACATTACAATTATAATAAACCCATCACGGGTACGTAATTGAATGCCAGATTTCTTAGTTGTATACCACGCTCCGCCACCAATGCAAAAAAATATAACGAAAGTTATAAAGAAAACGAACAGGCTTTTTTCTTTATAAAACAATGCTACAACCATTGGTGGCAACATTGAAAGACTATAGAGCCAAACCAAGAACCCACACATATGAGTAACAACTCTTACATGAGATGTATTCATATCTAAATATTCTTTCAATTATAACCACCTTGCTGCAATATTATGATTATACTGTATAAAATTTAACTCCTCTTAGATCTTACTTCACTGTTCCTTATGAAACAATCATCAAAATGAATCATATTGTAGTTAAGATTTTACTTTAAACACTGCTCGGTTATGTATTGCTGAGCACCTTCAAGTTGGGCCTGCATCATTACCAGTCGTTCCCGGAGGGTGAAATAATCCCGTTCAGCGGTGTCTGCCAGTCGGGGGGAGGCTGCATTATCCACGCCGGAGGCGGTGGTGGCTTCACGCACTGACTGACAGACTGCTTTGATGTGCAACCGACGACGACCAGCGGCAACATCATCACGCAGAGCATCATTTTCAGCTTTCGCATCAGCTAACTCCTTCGTGTATTTTGCATCGAGCGCAGCAACATCACGCTGACGCATCTGCATGTCAGTAATTGCCGCGTTCGCCAGCTTCAGTTCTCTGGCATTTTTGTCGCGCTGGGCTTTGTAGGTAATGGCGTTATCACGGTAATGATTAACAGCCCATGACAGGCAGACGACGATGCAGATAACCAGAGCGGAGATAATCGCGGTTACTCTGCTCATACCTCAATCTCTCTGACCGTTCCGCCAGCTTCTTTGAATTTTGCAATCAGACTGTCAGCCTTATGCTCGAACTGACCATAACCAGCGCCCGGCAGTGAAGCCCATATATTGCTGCAACGGTCGATAGCCTGACGGATATCACCGCGATCAATCATCGGCAAAGCGCCACGCTCTTTAATCTGCTGCAGCGCTACAGCATCCTGACTTTCTGGAGAAAAATCTTTCAGGCCAAGTTGCTTGCGGTAGGCATCCCACCAGCGTGAAAGAAGCTGGTAACGTCCAGCGGCTGTTGATTTGAGTTTCGGATTTAGCGTGACAAGTTTGCGGGGGTGATCGGAGTAATCAGTGAACAGTTCGCCACCGACAATAACATCATAACCGTGATTTCTGGTTTTCTGCCGTCCGTTATCTGTTCCTTCTGACCATGCCACCATATCAAGGAAAGCTTTACGCTGGGAATTAAGTGTCTGCATTAATTACTCCTTATGGGCACCGAACTTGTTACCGATGACCCTCATTGCCGCACCACGAATAGCATCAACACCAATCAGCCCCACCCCACCACCAATGGCAACAGAAAGTGATTTAGGCCATCCGACATACTCAAGCGCGGATGCAAAGGTCAGCGTCAGAGCACCACAAAGCAGAATCTCAAGCGTTTTTCGTTTCCAGCCGCCGCCACAGCCAAAATAGGCAATGCGCAAACCAGCCATAATAATTGACATAACCACTGCACCCAGCGGCGTATCTCCACGCCACCAACTTTGTAAGAGTTCCAGTAAGTCAGGCCAGGAATGAGGGGCATTGTGCATTTTCATAAGCCTCACCTCCGAGAGTTCGGATGGTGCTAAGTGTAAGATTCAGGCTCTCAGGCTTGCTAACAAGAAGTCGAGGATGTTTCCGGAGCCTAACAACGAAAAAGCCCCGGGACATGCCGGGGCCAGATGGAGTGCCAGATTAAGCTTCTGGCGGTATATACTCGTGTTTGATATCGTTAAATCGCCAAAAGTAACAATTCAAACAAAGAGGATTTTTATGTCTGAAAAAAACAAACCACAAGGTGAAAATAAACCTCAGCAACCCGTGGCACCAAAACCAACTCCAATACAAAGTACTACAGACTTTGCTACACGTCGTGTTTTTGTTGGAGATTCTGCCGACTCAGTCATTGAACATATAAAAAAACAGCCGAGATAAACATCGCCGCTACCGGAGCAAGGATGGTATACATCCTTGCTTTATCGAGACTCGTGCGGATTTTCTCATTTTCCAACAGTAACTCTCTTGCTGTATCACTCAAGTCAACAAGGCGATACCTTCGTATAAGCGGCAATAACTTATCAGGTCCTAAATATCCTGCATCAGCGAATATTTTAAAGCTCGAGGGCTCCATATCCTTATATTTTTCATGATATAGATGATCAGGAGGGGCATTGATCAGGCCCCTAACCTTCACAGATAAACCAGTACATACCAAGTAAATGGCGCACCATGTCCATAGTAATGTAAATGTGGTAATTCCGGCGGTGAGAAAATCGAAATTAGTTTTCTGTGTCAGCAATAAAAAAGATGAACCAATTCCAACAATCTGAATGTTCAGAAGTTTGTATCCATTCTCAACATTGGTTTTGTTAGAAAGATGAATCTCTCGTATCGTCTCTTCCCCTTGTTTTTCAAGATAATCGACGAGCTCATCATCTACTCCTAAAAAATAATCTTTAGGTAGTTCTCTCATCTCACCTCCACATCCTGTACTGAAAACAATTTTACCAGAATGTCTCGATTCTAGGTATTCCGCCAGGAATCGCGCTCCAGAAATGAAACATCAGGTTCGCCAGTACCAGAAACAACAAAACCCGCTCAATGGCGGGTTCTGGTAAAGTTCATGCGCTTGGTTCGCCTCGCGATACAGCTTTGCGAAGCATACCGGAATTGAAGCAGTTTATGCGTAAAAAATCAAGCTATTTTTTGAGCAAATGATTCTCGCATGGGAATATATAGGGCATACTCAGCAACAGCCAACCAATTAGCAATTCGCTTTTCGCATGTGCTAAAACACCACTCAGGATGTGCATCATTTAGCAATTCAGCCATTTTGCGCTTAGTCATCCCCCGTCCTTCATACCGTTGCCGGAGGACACTAATCAATCCAGGATGCTCTGCCAGCACCTCACTTATGACTCTATCAATACATAACGCCTCTGCATCAGTACAATGCGCCAGCCAGGTCTTTTGCTTGCCATTGATCATCTCTCGCAAAAACGCTTCCAGCTCAGGTTTCTCTATTCCCGCTTTTTTCATCCTGCGCAGGGCTTCATTGACGGCTGTTTTCGTCAATTTTTTGGATGCCAGCAACTGGTTAAACATATTTCCCGTCTTACCGCCGCCAATATACGACCAGCGCCCCCACATGCGCAGTTTTCCCTGAATCCAGACACTTTCCAGCGTGGTGAGACGAAGGTGTTCCCCGCTTTTGCCTGTATTTGTTGGGTAAATCATAAATAACCTTCCTTTCTCCAGATTTCTTGTGTGCGAAAAACACCTTCTGCATGCATCAGGCGTAATTCTTCTTTGGTGTAATCGCTGGTTTTTACCCGCCCGTCGATTAAATCGTGGCATGAGCTACAGGCAATCGCTGCCTGCATATCGTGTGGTTTTGTCGCTGTTCCGCACGTCCCCGCCAGCCTGTAATGCGCCAGCACAGAGGTTTCGGGATTGTGATTGCAGTAGCCAGGGATTCTGATCTGGCACATCTGGCCTTTAGCCGCTTTACGTAAATTCACCATTACGCAAACTCCAGTAGTTGTGCGGCCACATTTTCAACTTCCTCCTGAGAGGAGAATTTACGGAACAGAATCCAGTTCCACAGCACATTCAGAACAGATTTATAAACCTGCTGAAACTCGGTTTCGTCCATATTCGCAAACGCGATGGATTTCGCCCTGCGCCCACGGCTACCGTCCGGATAAATATGCTCGGTGTAAAATCCGGCCTGAATGGTTACCCACTCGCGGAAAGCCTCAAACGACTTTAGCAATGCCGTATCCCGAGTTCTGCGTGTCGCAACTGTATTTAGATATTGCTCTGCGGCATCACTCAGGGCTGGTGTGTGTTCCCGACCAACTGATTCGCACAAGTAATCCACGAAACCAGACAGCAGTTCTCGTTCGCGAGGTGTGATCGCCCCACCGACCGGAGTCCAGTAATCGAATCCCAGTTGCAGGAGTTTGAAAAAACGCTTGTGGAATGCGTAGTTACGCACACGCTTAAAGTCTGCGTGTATCCACTCACCTATTTTGATTTGATGCAGAAAATCGCAACTCTCCGGCGTCGCCGGGAGAAGTAAACCAGAAGAGGTTTGTTTGACCAGTTGTATATGCGCCATTTCTCAATCTCTCGATGGCGCAGCGCAGCAGATGCCAGTTGTTCAGGCTGACGAATAAAGTATAAATAAACTGGCTATGGTGTAAAGCCCCACATAGCATGAACAAACACTACATATCAAATAGCTGGTACAAGGATAGAAATACGACATTTATTATTAAAAACGATTAGATAAATTACATTTTAATGTTATGCAAAAGTTCTTTTTTATCATAACATTTCAATAAAAGCATTACAGATGCAATCATCCCGTCATCATCAATTATTTAAGGTGGTTAAACATGGAAAATAACAAGTTCGCACATCTCGCTCCTTTTTTATCCGTAATCCTTTTCGCTTGTTGTTTTATATGGGCATTATTTTTATAAAGTAGCCACATGATAAGTTGCTGGAATCATATTTCCCACTCAAGTCATTAACATTTGATAAGATATATCTAAAAGGACGCCTTTACATTATTTATGTGTATATAATTTATTTATATACACAGTAAAGGTATCCTGGGAAAATATTTATCGTTAAAAAATACATCATAAATAATTAAGCTGAAATTTCAGAACACAACTAATACACACAATAAGGTTCAGTAACAATAATCTATGTGGACTACATCGAGATTTTTTGATTAAACTTTAATAACTTATTCCTAACACACAGAATGCATAAACTAAAAGTAAAACAAATAGTTATACGAAAAACAACCATATTTATTATATCTTCTCCTCTAATCAACATATCAATTATGTGTTTCATAACAGCTTGACATAACCCTCAAAAACACGCATTTATAATGCATGTTTTTGAGGAGGTGGTTATGACACACAAGAGAATTCCTAAAGATTGGGTAATCAAACGCTCAACTCCGTTCTTCACAAAAGAGAACGTACCTTCAGCGTTATTAACACATCATAATACAGCAGCAGGTGTTTTTGGGCAGTTGTGCGTAATGGAAGGCACTGTAACATATTATGGTTTTACTGATGAGAATGCTACTGAACCGGAGATAAAAGTAGTCATTAATGCTGGCGCTTTTGCAACAAGCCCACCACAATACTGGCACCGTGTTGAACTAAGCGATGATGCTCAGTTTAATATTAACTTTTGGGTCGCTCCAGACTTCTCGGGCGAAAAAGTCTATAGCACCAAAAAATAGATGATCATATTAAAAATGCTTTAACAGTCAGACCCGGCAGGGCTATCCCCGACGGGTCTCATTTTTGTAAATATATTGGTTCTACATTGACAGGAGACTTCAACCATAAGAAGTAATCTGAATACTTGAGCAATAAATTTACTTAAGATTAATGAGCGCACCTTGCCGGACAAAGATAAACCAAGGTAACACCTTTTTTCTAGCCAGTATGTAATCAATCAGAAAGCCGCTCCATAAGAACAACAGCAAGACAATAAATTGCCATTACAGCCGCAATAGCCAGCGCACATTTGAGAACCAGCACGACAACCCCCTGTATTAGACGCACACCAGTCCTGATAAATATGAGGCTGTCTCGTCAGTGATTCAATACAACTATTGGGTATAGTTTCTGTGATTTTATTCTGTAGAAATGGAACACAACAACCAGTCACCACCAGCACTTCCTTAAATGCTCTAAGTCAGAAACAAGCCAACATTTTAGTCCTCTTTGAGCGAAAAGCGGATATTCAATTAAGCATTCCTACAAAAAAGCCCTCGAATAGAGAGGGCTGTTATCTGATCTAAGCCTGTTTTTGTCTCACAGTATTTAGTATGAGCGAATAAGTTTATCGTAGGCCGTTGCTTTCGATAGGTTCGGTAACTGGAGAGCAGTCGATGCTATGATCGCATTAAGAGCTTGCGAGGTTATTTGATTGGTAGTTCTGCTAACAAAATTGGATGCTATATGTTTATATCGAGAAGCACATGTTTGAGTTGCAAGCCTAGATATCACGTCTTTATCATAAATTATTTTTACGAACTCTTTTAACTCTGCCTCGCCGAACTTACCAATCATTTCTTCATAGTAAGAAACGGCCATATTAGACACTCCATAGCTGTTGCCCAAATAACACAAAACTATAGTCTTAACATATTCAAATCGAACTGAGTCAGGGACATTCCCAGCAGAGGAGATATATGCTGCCAAAGAGGATGCATGAGCAGGTTCATTATGGAAATTATTCCATCCAAAATGGGCTTGGTATAAATTTGTCACTCTGATTGATATTTCAACAGCCAAAGAGTCTGATGGAAGATATGGAAGACCAGATACAGTAGTTAAAAACTCATTAGCCGCATCTTTCCTAGCTCTCTCTCCGTTAGCTGCAAAAGATTGATATCTTATACCACAACTATACTTCGTAGTTTCTGACGAAAGATCCCAACATTTTTTTGCAATTCCTTTTATATTATTCTTAACCTGTACAGCCGCGTTATCATTAGTATACATCCCAAATATAGTTCTTAAGAAAGAATCAACAACATCTTGAGGTAGGTTTTCCATCGCAGATTTTATATGGGCTAAGTCATCGCCTTCTAAGTTAGCGCCTCTGATGTTAGATAGTACTCTCTTTATTTGTAATGCAGAAGGTTCTGGTTCTTTCGCAATCACTTCTTTGATGCAGGTTTCAAGCCATGAGATGAGCATGAATCCTGTTAGCTGACTTTGGTTAGGATGTGCTGCACTAGCCCAGTTCCTCATATCTCTTATATAATCAAGATGTTTAAAACCTATATCCGAAAGTAATCCCGTTAAGTGGCAACCCTTAACAAGCTCCCACTCCTCTATATTAACTAAATCATCTACAGTTTTAAGCTTATCTCTTCTTTTTGTGTCAGTGACAATACTGTCATAAAAATAGTCTATATCGTTAAGGGAAACCTTCCATCTCAAATTTACTACTGTTTCATTCCATAAAAAATTTAGTGCTGCATCAAAAAGGCCAGCGCCGCACGCTGCAATAAACTTTGATAGATATAACGAATCTGAAAGCCTTGCACTGTCAATACCACCAATAACCTTTGGGAAGTTATCAATTACAGTGTACCTCTGATCATTGCCGACTAAAACGCCGTTTGCCGGAAGATTCAAATCGGTGAGGTAAGTAGTTAATGACGTCGTGAAATTATCAACACCAGTGGTTACTGCGGTTGTATTTACTGTAGTAGGAAGATTACTCATCTTTAACCCTTTTCATTATTTGATAGTAGGTAAATATGCTAACTTTCAAATCAATCTATTTTTTAATACAACGAGAATTTAACTACTGAAAAAACTCATGTTGCTTCGCTCGCTCCATCTGGTTTGTCTTGAAGGTCGTGACGGTCGACTATTACGAATTAATTTAGCAGGTCTGCTCCTTCTTGATAATCGACTTGGTCGAGACTTTCGGCTTGGTCGCGATGGCCCACCAGAACTATAAGCTGTAAAAAAAACATAAGCCCCATTTTTATAATCTATAATACTCCCATTATATAGCCAACCTAAATACTGACCTGAATATGAAACCATATATTCATTATTATATAAATAGGCTAGTGGGGTTCCGTCATAGTGATAAAAACTTTCACCATCACTATGTAGATAAAAAATGGACATGCCAGTACAGTCATAGAAGGATATAATTTCGTTGTCTGGGAAAGGACTGGATTCGTTAATCATAAACACTCCTTGGTGTAGGAATCCTGCTGTGTGTAGAGATCTATTGCATGTTACACATTTTCATGTCCATAGCAAGGTTCTAAATTATAGGCATATACTCTGCTTTAATGAATAGATTAGCATTGCTCCTGACATGTCCTAGGATTAGATCCAAACCTCAGTCAGCAATATCGCGTTGTTGCCCCTGACTCCTTTGGACACGGTAAACCGTTTTAGCAACTTCCGCTTCTGGCACAAAGCGGACAACCACGCTAGCTCTCCCCTGTGCCAGAAAAATGTCAATTTACATATGAACTAATGCTCTTTGATCTAGTAACGTCTATAAATACCGAAGATTTCCTTGATAAAATGCCAGTACACGTTTCATAACTTCACTCTTCCGGCACTCGCGACAGATTATGTTCTGACGCCTGTCATAGCGGCGTATTTCTCCGTCTGGTAATGACCAGATAAGGTCAGGATCAACCACAACCGTTTTTTTCACCTTTGCCCTGGATAGTTTTTTGCGGGCGTTTTTCCAATCCTTACGAGCCTGTTCAGACGGGAATAACCCATAGCCAGAGTTGTATACATCGCCACTGGCAACCAACTCTCTGGCAAGAATGCTCATCAGATATCTTGTCGCACCTGTCTTGGCCTCCAGTTGACTTAACGTCTCGCGCCCACTCTGGCGTACCAACTCAACAACCTGCTCCTTAATTTTTTCACGCTCTTCCTGTGTAAAAACTTTTGCCATAAGCGCCTCCGGCAATCACTTTTCCGACACAATACGACTGGAGGAATCGACAATCTGTCGGACAATATCCCGGTGCTTGTTCAGCTCCCGCAGCGCGGCGCAGACTCGCTCCCACTTCTGGACATGATTTTTCGCCCGACGCAGTTCGCGGTTTGCCATATGCAGCGATGGTAAAACCAGGTCATCCGCTTGCGTTTCAGTAAACTATGGCAGCGACTGCACAATGTCCGCCACAGTTTCTGTTTTAATATCTTCCTGTGTTGCCGCTTCCTGTACTGGTAACGCAACACCGGCTGGCTGAGGAAAGGCTTTACCATCAGTTTCCGCTACCGATGCAGCTTTCGGCTCTGCTGGTAAATTATCGCCCGGCATGCAGTAACGAAATTTACCGTTCTGATTAACGCGAATCAGACGACCTTTACTGATTGCCATTGCCAGCGTTGAAGCCACTTTGCGTGATGTGATGCCGAAAAACGTAGCCAGTTCATCCGCCGTTTGTGGGCCACGTTGTTCAATCGTCGCAGTTAAATCGCACTCCGAAATTTTTGCGACTGTTGCCGTGGTGGTTTCTTCCGGCAGTTCTGCCTGCTCTGGCTGTTCCTGCTGAACGTTGTTATCAGCCACGCGCCAGGTGTATACGCTTTTATCAACGAAGCCAGCCTTTTTCAGTTCCCACAGCTCGTTCAGCACTTCTTCACGACTGATATCAAGTCGCGCAGCCAGTTCTACCGACGTAGCTTTCCCCATTGCTTTCAGTGCGTCAAAAACAGTCTCCATTAAATTTTTCTCCCGGTAAAAATTACTTCGCAATTCCTGGCTGGACGACATTCGGACGCCAGCTCTCCCAGTTAAAATTCACCCATCGCCCGCCGTTCATGGTCATGCGATCCATAATCCGCTCGCCGAGCAATGTTTTCATGGCCTCATAGTTCAGGTTTGTCAGCATTCCCACGCTACGCATCGACGCTGTCCGTCGATCAATAATCTGGTGCAGTACCACCTGCTCGTTTTTCGTCTCGCGCTGAATGCCAATTTCATCAAGAACCAGCAGATCCACTTCGCACAGTTCCCGCAAAAATTTTTCGCCTGACTGCCCGTCGTCATAGCTGGCGTGGAGGGCACTCATAACATCAGCCACGGTAACCACAATCACTGTCTGACCGTCTTTCAGCAGGCGATTCCCGATAGCTGCCGCTAAGTGATTCTTCCCGGTACCAGGTTTTCCGCTGAACGCAAAATTTGTACACCCGGTCATCAGTTCATCGGCGATGGATTTCGCCTGGCTTAACGCGTATCGCTGGCCGTCGTTCTGCACCTGGTAATTCGCAAACGAGCATTTACGGTGCAACGGCTGGATGCCTGAGCGATTCAGAATTTTTTCCACCCGCAACTGGCGATTCAGGCGGTTGATCTCCTCGCTACGTTTCTGGCCTTCAGCAAGTTGCCACTCGCGCCACTCCGCTACCGTTCTGAATGGGGCGGTTACATGTGGCGGGGTCAGTCGGCGGATGCGTTCCAGAACGCCGCCTGTCGCAATATTTTTCATGGTTCGTTACCCCCTGAAGCCTGGCGGGATCGCACTGTCCGGCAACGAGACGGTGTTAACCTGTCTGAGCAACGTCTCAGGCCGAACACCTTTCGGCGCGAACAAGCCCTGGTATTCATTGGCGATGCTATGTCGAATCACCTGCTCAGGGGTAAAACCCTGCTGGCGGAATTTTTCCAGTTCCCGTATCGCCCCGTTAGCGCCCTGCTCCGTTCGAATCGGTTTACGCAATGCCTGGCGAAATTCAACCCACTCACGCCAAAGCGAGACAGAAATCCAGTTCGGCAAAACAATATCCAGAGGGTCAAACTTTTTGACACCTCGATTCCCCCGGGGGGGATTTAGGGGGGGATCTGTTTTTAGATCTTTATCTGTATCTTTATTAGTTGCCTTTGTGTTGGCATCATGTTCAAACACCACTTCAACATCTGTTTGAACACCTGTTAAATTTCTCTCTTGTTTTGTTTGAACATCTGCTTCCTTTCTGCTTCTTCTGGCCTGAACAGATGCTTTTCCTGCGGCTGATTTTTTGGTTAATTTTTCCCTGACTGATGCCAGATCTTCCTCAATCCGAAGATGCACCCATTCCTCGCCGTTATCGCAAAAAAACTCCCGCAAGGATGGTTCAACATCAGCCCATCGCTCGTTAGTCAGACGGGCAATTTTTGCCAGCCTGTTTTTGGGTATTGGCTTTCCTGTTTGCCAGTAATTGAACATCAGCAACAAATACGCACCGTGCTCCTCTGCTGACAAATGCATGGTGTCAGCCAGGTAATCAGCTATGTACAGTTGCATGTATGGTAATGCGGCCATAATTGCCCCGTATGATGCTGCCCGGTTGCTTAGAATAAGCACAAACAGCATGAAAACTTTTGCTTAATGAACAATGATAGAATCGTCGGAAGACCCGCCACCGCTGAAATGCGCTTTCCGGTAAACGGCCTGGACTGCATCATCATGCGCATCAATTGCCGTACTTAACGCTTCCTGCGCCGCCAGTAATGCACGGCGTTCCAAGGTATCGAAGATGCAGAGTCGGTGACGCAGCTCGCGCGGAAGGATTGCCAGAATTGCTGGGATCAGCTTCTGAATTTTTTCTCTTTGCGTTTTCGTTTCACCTTTCAACCAACGGTGATAGATATTCTGCTGATTATTCCAGTCCTTGCCTGGAACCAGGGGCAATTCGCCGCCCCCCTGGCGCAGATATTCTTCAGTAATTGCATTGGCTACCCATGCCTGCCCTTTTTCGGCTGCCAGGGCAAACAACACTGATTCGATGTGCTCATGCTTGATTTTCATGAATCATTTGCCTCTTGATGTTTCAGGTATGATCAAATGAGGATTTGTTACTGTCATTTAGTTGCTTCACTGACATATTCTGCGAACAACATGCCGAACGTCGTAAATATGACCAGTCAATATCAGGACGAAGTTCTTCGCACAGAACCTCACCTCTTGTTGCACGTTCAATTGCTGGACATCTCTCGGCAGGCAATTGACGTACCCCTTTGATCCATTGATTTACGCTTGGAGGTGATACACCTAAAAGCCTAGCCATTGCTGATTGCCCACCGACAACAGCACAAGCTTGCTTGAATGAATAGTTCTCTTTTTTCATCGAATGAACTCCAAAAACACACAGAAATATTAGGCGACGCCTAATATAAATGTCAATAGGCTATGCCTAATGCGGTAAGGGTAGGGATTGCCTAATGCAATGAGCATAGGAGAATATTAAGCAATGCTTAGTGGTAAAGACTTAGGCCGAGCGATAGAGCAGGCCATTAACAAAAAAATCGCATCGGGATCCGTCAAATCAAAGGCGGAGGTCGCACGCCACTTCAAAGTCCAACCACCATCAATTTATGACTGGATTAAGAAAGGCTCTATAAGTAAAGATAAACTTCCAGAATTATGGCGTTTCTTTTCTGATGTTGTTGGTCCAGAGCATTGGGGGCTTAACGAATACCCCATACCAACCCCCACCAATTCAGATACAAAAAGTGAACTTTTAGATATAAACAACCTTTATCAAGCAGCCTCTGATGAAATAAGAGCGATTGTAGCTTTCCTGTTATCTGGAAATGCTACAGAACCAGATTGGGTTGACCACGATGTTCGCGCCTATATAGCAGCGATGGAAATGAAAGTGGGTAAGTATCTGAAAGCTCTAGAATCTGAACGGAAAAGCCAGAACATCACAAAAACTGGAACTTAAACTTATATGGTCTGACGGAAAACTCCTGGATTCCGTTATTTAACCCCCCATCACTTTCTGCTGTCGCCATCACCTATTAGGTTACGCCCAAAACATTAGGCATAGCCTATTGACAATCAATTAGGCATTACCTATAGTTCCAGCATACCACCCACCCCGCCCCACAGAACGCAGGGCAATACTTCGAGTTACCAGGCAGTGGTCAGGGGTTAAGTAGCCAGCCCGAGGCGTATGAACATGACGGCGGGATTCAAATTTTGCAGTGCAGCAGTTAGTTCCGCCACCCGGCGTTAAGGGGAGAGATAAGATGGTGCATTACGAAGTAGTTCAGTATTTGATGGATTGTTGCGGTATCACTTACAACCAGGCTGTGCAGGCTTTACGCAGCAACGACTGGGATCTCTGGCAGGCAGAAGTCGCTATACGTAGCAACAAGATGTGAGATTCGCAAAATGCAAAAAATCGACCTCGGCAACAACGAATCCCTGGTGTGCGGCGTGTTCCCCAACCAGGATGGAACGTTCACTGCCATGACGTATACCAAAAGCAAAACATTTAAAACCGAAACTGGTGCGCGCCGATGGTTGGAGAAGCACACAGTAAGCTAACGATTAAAACGTCTACTCCTGCTGTTCCAGAATAACTTCATAAAATGGGAGTATTTTTCGGTGACGAGATAATAAGAACAGTTTGCGCTATCACTCTGATGTTGAATGATGCCCTTCCGTTCTAATTTTTTCATAACCGGGTTACGGCAAGGAGAAGTGATAATAAGATTTCCTGTTTTAAGGAAATCTTTAAATACAGCGATTTCTTTCTCAGATAAACGAAGCAATACTCGTTGCTCTGGTAGTAATGAATAATGCTTTTGAATATGTGCTCGCAATCTTGAGAAGGAAATGGCGACCACGAAAGAAAAGGCAAAAACGATAATCTGAAAGAGCCAAGGTATTTCAGTATAAGCATTGAATGCGACAGCAAACTCTTTCGGTATCAGCCAGAGAGTGAGACCAAAAATGATAATCGTATACATAAGTCTTTCGAGTGGCTCGTTAGCAAAAAGTTTCAACAATGGAGTAAATACATCCAACATATCAATAACTCTCAACTGTAAGGGTATTGAAATGTTAACACAAGCTCTCGCTGTAGGGGTATAGCCGAGACCACCGAAGCCCGGAGGTGGTGAAATAAAACCGGGCACAACACGAAGGCGCATTTCCGATATCCATAAAGAGTCGGTCTTGTCTGTTAAATTTAAATGGTGGGTGTGCGCCTCCGGTTGTAAATAACGACATTGCTGTGTGTAGTCCTGGCGGCATCAGTTTTTTTCTTGAAGTTCGGCTGATGTCCGCCCTTTTTAAAGTGAATTTTGTGATGCGGTGAATGCGGCTAAGCGCACGTGGCACAGTTAAAAGTCATGTTAGTCCTTATTGGTTTGGGTGGGAAAGCCGACTGTAATTGTTAACTGGTTGCAGTCACCTGGAGGCACCAGGCACCGCATCAACAAAGTTCATTTGTAAAAATGGAGATAATTATGATTGCACATCACTTCGGAACTGATGAAATACCACGTCAGTGTGTGACTCCTGGCGATTATGTTCTTCATGAAGGCCGGACATATATTGCCTCGGCAAACAATATTAAAAAGCGAAAACTATATATTCGTAACCTGACCACAAAAACATGCATTACTGACTGCATGATTAAAGTTTTCCTCGGTCGTGATGGTTTACCTGTAAAGGCGGAATCATGGTGATGACTAAGAAAATAAAATGTGCTTACCACCTTTGCAATAAAGGGGTTGAAGAAAGCAAAAGCATTAAAAGACCACTTCATTTCATGCGTGGAGTTATACCAACGACGGAAATGAAAAAATATTGTAGTGAAATCTGTGCCGAAAAAGACCAGATGGCACACGAACTTTAATTAACTGACTATGCGAAACTGAATTCATGCCAGCAATGGCAGGGATTCGCTCAACCTTAATTAAGGAGAAAAACATGATTACTAATTATGAAACCACTATTGTAACTACTGATGACATTGTTCACGAGGTTAATCTGGAAGGAAAGCGTATTGGCTACGTGATTAAAACAGAAAATAAAGAAACCCCATTCACTGTAGTTGATATCGACGGTCCATCAGGCAACGTTAAAACACTTCACGAAGGTGTCAAAAAAATGAGCCTGGTGCATATCGGAAAGAATCTGCCCACAGAAAAAAAGCCGAATTTCTGGCAACTCTGATTGCAATGAAATTAAAAGGTGAAATCTGAAAGAAATAGCCTGCGTATGGCGCAGGCTATGAACAGTGTGTATCCGGCAAGATCATTCACTGAACAAAACGAATTTTAATCTGAGTTGAGGTTAAAAAACAATGAGCACAAAACCACTCTTCCCGTTACGGAAAGCGAAAAAATCATCCGGTGAACCTGACGTCGTCCTGTGGGCAAGCGACGATTTTGAATCGACCTGTGCCACTCTGGACTACCTGATCGTTAAGTCAGGTAAAAAACTGAGCAGCTATTTTAAAGCTGTTGCCACGAATTTTCCTGTCGTTAATGACCTGCCCCCTGAAGGTGAGATCGATTTTACCTGGAGTGAACGCTATCAACTCAGCAAAGACTCCATGACCTGGGAACTAAAATCGGGAGCAGCGCCAGACGACGTTCACCATCAGGAGAATGCTCAGGAAACCGAAGAACTGACGGGAGGGCAGGAAGAAAACACACTGGCAGACGCTCACGGGGATTGCCAGGATTGCGAAGTTTCTGTATCTACTTTGCGGTTCACACAGCGTCTTCTGCACATTTTTACCTATGCGGCCGGGGATCGGAAATACCTGCATCATGCCACCCGAGAACAACGCGAACACATTACTGCTCTTGAGATGGATCAGGAAAACAGCTATGTCCAGAATCTGCTGTTGGCCATACGCGGCATGGCAGAACCGACAACTCTGGATAATGCCGCCCTGCTCCGCCTGACTGATGCAATTAAGGGGGTTTTCTCTATCACGAAAAAACATCAGCCCTATGAATTTAAGAATTTCATTTCAGCCTGGCTGGATACCGAACACATTGATCGCGGTCTTCTGACAAAAGAATGGCGAAAAGGGAATCGTGTTTCACGCATCACTCGCACGGCTTCCGGTGCTAATGCTGGCGGCGGGAACCTCACCGATCGCGGCGAAGGTTTCGTCCACGATCTGACGTCACTGGCGCGCGATGTAGCCACTGGCGTACTGGCCCGTTCAATGGACGTGGACATCTATAACCTTCATCCGGCACACGCTAAACGCATTGAGGAAATTATCGCTGAAAATAAACCGCCCTTTTCTGTTTTCCGCGACAAATTCATCACCATGCCTGGCGGGCTGGATTATTCACGCGCCATCGTGGTTGCGTCCGTGAAAGAAGCACCAATTGGGATCGAGGTCATCCCCGCGCACGTCACTGAATATCTGAACAAAGTACTGACTGAAACCGATCATGCCAACCCTGATCCGGAAATCGTGGATATTGCCTGCGGTCGCTCCTCTGCCCCGATGCCGCAGCGTGTAACAGAAGAAGGAAAACAGGATGATGAAGAAAAACCGCAACCATCTGAAACAACGGCAGATGAACAGGGAGAGGCTGAAACAATGGAACCGGACGCAACTGAACATCATCAGGACACGCAGCCGCTGGATGCTCAGTCACAGGTAAATTCTGTTGATGCGAAATATCAGGAACTGCGGGCAGAACTCCATGAAGCCCGGAAAAACATTCCATCAAAAAATCCTGTCGATGCCGATAAATTGCTTGCTGCATCACGTGGTGAATTTGTTGACGGAATTAGCGACCCGAACGATCCGAAATGGGTTAAGGGGATCCAGACTCGCGATTCTGTGTACCAGAACCAGCCAGAAACGGAAAAAACCAGCCCGGATGTGAAACAACCTGAGGCAGTAGTGCAACAGGAACCGGAAATAGTCTGCAATGCCTGCGGTCAGACTGGCGGAGATAACTGCCCTGACTGTGGGGCGGTGACGGGCGACGCAACATACCAGGAAACATTCGATGAAGAGAATCAGGTTGAAGCTAAGGAAAAAGATCCGGTGGAAATGGAAGGCGCTGAACATCCGCACAATGAGAATGCTGGCAGCGATCCGCATCGTGATTGCAGTGATGAAACTGGTGAAGCGTCAGCTCCTGTAGCAACTGAAATCATGTGGCCGTCATATTTCGAGCCTGGCCGCTATGAAAACCTCCCGAACGAGGTTTATCACTCCGCCAACGGAATAAGCAGCACGATGCTGAAGGATGCCCGTATCAGCCTGATGTATTACCACGGACGGCACATTGCCGGAACTATTCCGAACGAGGAAAGTGATGCACTGCTGCGTGGGCGGATCATTCACAGCTATGTTCTGGAAACGGATAAATTCGCTGATGAATATGCCATTCCGGTACCGGTTCCTGAATATGTGGTTACTACTTCTAGCGAACTGATCGCCATCATTAAAAAACACAATGCCAGTCTGCCAGCACTGATGACACCAGAGCAGATGAAAGAGTGGATCGAAAGCTACAACAGCACTCTTATACAGCCACTGTCTGTAAGTGCCGGGGCCGAAGAAACAGGCATCCTTTACGGTTCGCTTCCGGTGGAATTTCGGCGTATTCCTGAGGGGGAAAAACACACAGCATCAGCAATGAAAGCCTGTATTAAAGAATACAACGCAAGCCTCCCTCCTCTGTTGAAAACCAGTGGAGCACGGGAGCAGCTTCTGGATCAAATTGAAACTGTAGACCCAGAACTGGCAAAAAAAGAACGTGCTAAATCTTTGCCTTACAACATCAGTGGCACAAAAGAGCAATTAACCGAAATCGCACGGAAAATTCGCCCGGAACTGGTGACACTGGAGGACTGGCAAAAACGCCAGCAAGAAGAAAATGCCGGGAAAACGTTTATCAGTCCGGAGATGTATGAACAGGCAAAAAATATTCACGCGGCACTGCAAAACAATACCGATGCAGCAAGGCTACTCAACCACCCGGATCGCAAATCTGAAATCAGCTATTTCGGGTTTGATGAAGAAACCGGGCTGGAAATCAGGGTCCGTCCTGATATCGAAATCCGGCTGCCATACGAAAGCATTTGCGCTGACGTGAAGTCAGTCAGCCTCGGTTATGTGCGACAGGAACGACTTAAAGATCGCCTGCACCGTGAAATTATTGAGCGTGATTATCACCTCAGCGCCGCAATGTATTGCGATGTGGCAAACCTGGACAAATTTTTCTGGATCTTCGTCAACAAAGATGCTGGCTATCACTGGGTGGCAGTCGTGGAAGCCTCGCAGGAACTCCTGGAACTTGGTCGACAGGAATATCGCCGGACGCTACGCCAGATAAACGAAGCCCTGGAGACAAACAACTGGCCAGCACCGATTACCGAAAGTTATACCGACGAATTAAACGACTTTGATCTTCGTCGTCTTGAAGCACTGAGCATCTGAGGAAGGACACAATGAACGAATTAACTCAACAAGAAAATATTAACTCTAATGTTGCGGTTTTCAGCCCTCAGTCCCTGGCTGCAATTCAGACATTTTCCCAGGTAATGGCTTCCGGCATGGCTACTGTACCGGAACACCTCCGGGGAAATCCATCAGACTGCATGGCCATCACCATGCAGGCGATGCAGTGGCAAATGAACCCTTACGCAGTAGCTCAGAAAACTTTCGTTGTGAATGGTGTGCTCGGATATGAAGCGCAACTGGTTAATGCCGTAATCAGTACTCGTGGGCCGCTAACCGGGCGTATTGAATATGACTGGTTCGGGCCGTGGGAAAAAATTATCGGGAAATTTGAAATCAGGAAGAGCGACAAAGGGAAAGAATATCGTGTACCTGGCTGGAAGCTGGCCGATGAAAACGGGATCGGTGTTCGTGTCCAGGCAACACTACGCGGCGAAAGTAAACCACGCGTACTGGAATTACTTCTGGCGCAGGCCAGAACACGTAACTCAACGCTATGGGCCGACGATCCTCGCCAGCAGCTTGCCTATCTAGCGCTGAAACGCTGGGCGCGCCTTTATTGCCCCGAAGTGATTCTTGGAGTGTACACCAGGGACGAACTGGACGAGCCACAGGAAAAAATCATTAATCCGGTTCAGGAACATAAAAACACTTCCGCTTGCCGCGCGGAACGTGAAACAACAATTATTGAGCAGGATGCCGGGGAAAACTGGATCGATGCTTTCCGTGAACGTATTGAGCAGGCACAAAGCACCGGGGAAACAACAGCACTTCGCCAGGAAGTGGAAGATCATAAAAATACACTTGGCGCTCTCTATACGGAACTTAAAGGAAAAGTGGTTCAGCGTCATCACCGTCTCAATGCTATTGCCCGTATCGAGAAGATGATAAATGACCTACCTTCTTCAGGTGATCCAGAAGCAGAACAAAAATTTACTGCTCTGGAAAATACGCTGAATGCTGCCCGGCCACATCTGGGTGAATTATATGAGGCGTATAAAACGACACTGACAGATATGAAACCAGAATATATCGGCTCCTGATATTGACTTTGGCGGTGTAGCCTCACCGCCATCACAAAATTTTATTTTATGAGAGAAAAGACAATGCGGTATGAAAAAGTCAAACCATGCCCTTTTTGTGGTTGTCCATCAGTAACGGTGAAAGCCATTTCAGGATATTACCGCGCGAAGTGTAACGGATGCGAATCCCGAACCGGCTATGGTGGAAGTGAAAAAGAAGCACTCGAACGATGGAATAAACGAACCACTGGAAATAATAATGGAGGTGTTCATGTATAAAATTACCGCCACTATTGAAAAGGAAGGTGGCACTCCTACTAACTGGACAAGGTACTCAAAAACAAAATTAACCAAATCAGAATGCGAAAAAATGCTCTCAGGTAAAAAAGAAGCAGGCGTTTCCAGAGAGCAGAAAGTAAAACTGATAAATTTTAATTGCGAGCAACTTCAGTCCTCGTGAATTGCATTGTATTCAAATTAAAACTTCATAGCTGATTATTAATAATCAACATCGGGCGTCAATTTCAGTCTAACATTGGCGCCTGCCAGAGGTGATGCGATGGCACAAGTAATCTTTAATGAAGAGTGGATGGTTGAATACGGCCTGATGCTTCGCACTGGTCTGGGGGCCAGACAAATTGAAGCATACCGCCAGAACTGTTGGGTGGAAGGCTTCCACTTCAAACGAGTATCTCCTTTAGGGAAGCCAGACAGTAAGCGAGGGATTATCTGGTACAACTATCCAAAGATAAATCAGTTTATCAAAGACTCATGATATGTCTAAATTACCAACAGGTGTCGAGATTCGAGGTAAATACATTCGCATCTGGTTCATGTTTCGAGGAAAACGATGTCGGGAAACATTGAAAGGCTGGGAGGTTACTAACAGTAACATTAAAAAAGCCGGGAATTTAAGAGCGTTGATAGTTCATGAAATCAATTCCGGTGAATTTGAGTATTTAAGACGTTTCCCCCAGTCCAGCACTGGGGCAAAAATGGTGACAACGAGGGTCATAAAAACGTTCGGGGAGCTTTGTGATATCTGGACAAAAATTAAAGAGACAGAGTTAACAACAAACACAATGAAGAAAACGAAATCACAATTAAAAACACTCAGGATAATAATTTGTGAGAGTACCCCAATATCACATATTCGTTATAGCGATATCTTAAACTACCGGAATGAACTGCTGCATGGAGAAACGCTTTACCTGGATAATCCAAGATCCAACAAAAAAGGAAGAACCGTGCGCACAGTTGATAACTATATCGCCCTGCTCTGTTCGTTGTTACGTTTTGCGTATCAGTCGGGATTTATATCAACCAAACCATTTGAAGGAGTAAAAAAATTACAGCGAAACAGAATAAAGCCTGATCCGTTATCTAAAACAGAATTCAATGCATTAATGGAAAGTGAAAAAGGACAGAGCCAGAACTTGTGGAAATTTGCCGTTTACTCCGGGCTTCGTCACGGGGAACTGGCTGCTCTGGCGTGGGAGGATGTGGATTTCGAGAAGGGAATTGTGAATGTCAGAAGAAACCTGACGATACTTGATATGTTCGGTCCCCCAAAAACAAATGCGGGGATTCGGACGGTAACACTACTGCGGCCTGCTATTGAAGCACTGAAGGAGCAATACAAACTAACCGGGCATCATCGCAAAAGCGAAATCACTTTTTATCATCGGGAGTACGGCAGAACCGAAAAGCAAAAACTGCATTTTGTTTTCATGCCCAGGGTGTGTAACGGAAAACAGAAACCTTATTACTCGGTAAGCAGTCTGGGGGCGAGATGGAATGCAGCAGTAAAACGTGCTGGTATTCGCCGCCGTAATCCGTACCATACGCGGCATACTTTTGCCTGCTGGTTGTTGACGGCAGGAGCGAACCCGGCATTTATAGCCAGCCAGATGGGGCATGAAACTGCGCAGATGGTGTATGAAATTTACGGTATGTGGATTGATGACATGAACGACGAACAGGTAGCTATGTTGAATGCGCGGTTATCGTAG